GACCTCCTTGCCCATCTCCACGAACTCAAGGACAAAACCCTCGGTTGCTGGTGTAAGCCGAAGTGGGCGTGTCACGGAGATGTTCTCGTTGAATTGGTCAACGAGTTGGTATTAGGGTTGTATGGAAACGTTGGTCGTTAGCCCTCAGGAATATCTTGAGATTTATAAAGCCTCCTTCGAATTGGGGAAGTGCCTCGTATTCAAGGGTGATGACCTTTTTGGCGTTTGGTCAAGGGCCGAGAGCAAATGGGTAGAGTTCATGATGAAGAATTTCAATTGTAAACCATACCACCCCTACAAAGTGATTGTGAGACGCGCTGATGAACCACAAGCTTGACACTGACACTCAAGTATTCTTCTATGAGAATGACTTCTACCCTCTGTCCAACTTCTCTGCGTTCACGCTTCAGTGGAAGGGTCTGAAGTTCGACACTTCAGAAGCCGCATATCATTGGGAAAAATTCACCGGCCATGTGATTCAGAGCCGCATCCTGTCCGCCCCCTCGGCTCATGAGGCTTTCAAAACAGCAGAGAACTTCAGATACCTGTGCCGCCCGGACTGGGATAACGTCAAGGTGGGTATCATGAAGGACATCCTCCGGGCTAAAGCCAAGCAACATGAGTATGTCCGCCGCAAGCTACTGGAAACCGGCGACCGCGAGTTGATTGAAGATTCGTGGCGGGATGGTTTTTGGGGTTGGGGTCCGAACAAGGATGGTCAAAACATGCTAGGTAAACTGTGGATGGAAATCAGGGAAGAGCTAAAAAATGAGCATTCTTGACGAGAAGTGGACAGACTTTTATGATGACCACGCACACACGAACGTGCGTACAGAAGACCACTATGTATTCACGTCAGGCTCTGACTGGCTACGTAAGTACATCATCGACCTGCATAACGCCAAACTTGAAGGAAGACCCGAGATGTGTGATGCAGAGTTGGCACGGCGACTCGACATGCACTAGTAAATAATGAAGACCTACGGAACCTGTACTTATAACAAGCGTAACCGCTGTTGGGATATTGTTTGCCAACCCCATGTAGCCATCCGGCTTAAGCGCGTCTTCGCTAAAATTGATACATGGCAGTTCGGCAAGCAGTCTATCTCTGCTACGCCGGAGAACTGCCGCGACCTTCAATGGTTCCTCGAACGATACCCCATGGAAGTTTACCCGTTCGAACTACTCACAGAACGGGCTCAGTTGCACCGTGAACGCCAGTCCATCATTGAACAACTTTTGAATGGGCGCATGGAGCAGGAAGCTTTCAAGATGAAGCTGCCTCCCCGTGAGTATCAGGCTCTTGCCGCTCACATGTGGCTCACTGCTGGTGGTCTCCTATTGGCTGATGACGTGGGGCTGGGCAAAACCTGTACCGCTATCGCTGGGCTCATCGACCCACGGCTGCAACCGGCTCTGGTGGTTACCCTCGCCCACCTTCCTTTTCAATGGCAGGATGAGGTACGCAAGTTCTCAGACCTCAGCACGCACATCCTGAAGAAGGGTACCCCATACGACATTCTACAGTACACTAAGGGTAAACTACCCGATGTGTTCATCTGCAACTATCACAAGCTGGGCGGCTGGGCTGAGACGCTGGGAAAGGTAGTCAAGTCTGTTGTCTTTGATGAGGTTCAGGAACTTCGGCACAAGGGCACACAGAAATACGCTGCGGCGAAGCATATCGCCGACCAATGTGACTTCCGCCTCGGCACATCGGCCACCCCTATCTACAACTATGGCGGTGAAATCTTCAACATCGTGGATGTAGTGCTGCCAGATGTGCTGGGCACACAGGACGAGTTTATCCGCGAGTGGTGTATCTACCAGTTCGGAAAGGTCAAAATCAAAGACCCAGCCGCGTTCGGCCTCTATGCACGCGAGATGGGAATTATGCTCCGCCGCACTCGCAAGGAAGTCAAGCGGGAACTCCCAGCCATTACTGTGGTGCCTCACCACATTGACGCCGACCCTAAGATTATCGACCATCTGAAGGGACAGGCAATTGAACTCGCCAAGCTGATTTTGAAGCAGACGCAGGATTTCAAAGGTCAGAAGATGCAAGCCGCTGGCGAGTTCGACATGAAGATGCGTCAGGCGACTGGAATCGCCAAGGCCCCATTCGTGGCTGAGTTCGTCAAGTTCCTCGTGGAAGAGAGCGATGAACCTCTTGTACTGTACGGCTGGCACCGAGAAGTCTACTCCATTTGGATGGAGCAACTCAAAGATTTGAACCCAGTCATGTTCACCGGCTCCGAGTCTCCTGTTCAAAAGGAAGCCTCCAAGCAAGCTTTCCTCAAAGGTGAGTCCAAGGTCATGATAATTTCTCTCCGGGCTGGGGCTGGTATGGATGGTTTGCAGGATGTGTGCCACCTTGTAGTATTCGGTGAACTGGATTGGAGCCCCGGCGTCCATGAGCAGTGCATCGGTCGCGTCCATCGCGATGGACAGGATGACCCGGTGACCGCCTACTATTTGCTGTCTGAGCATGGTTCCGACCCGATTATGTCAGATATTTTGGGTATCAAGAAACAGCAGATTGAGGGTGTACGTGACCCGAACCAAGACTTGGTGACTAAACTTCAGATTGAGGAAGACTACATTTCTCGACTAGCGAAACGTTTCTTAGAGGACAACGGCATTGATACCGCGCAATATGAACCCGCTGGAACGTTACCTGATTTACCTTCTGAGAGACCCGAGGAACAGTGAACCCCGCTATGTCGGTAAGAGCACTTCGGGGATTCATCGACCGAGGGCACATGTTGTATCACCTAACCCGAAACAGGCTTACCTGTACAACTGGGTTACAGCTTTGAAGACGGAGGGGGTTGAACCCGAGATTTTAGTTATCGAACGGGTGTCTGACCCCCTGCTCCTAGCCGAATTGGAGCGGTATTGGATACGCACGCTACGCCATTCAGGGTATCGGCTGGTTAATCTCACTGACGGAGGCGAGGGGAAGCTTGGGCTCAAACACACTGATGAATCCAAACGTCGCATAAGCGAGACCAAGAGGCAAAAGAAACTCAAGGCTGAGGCTGAGGGAAAGGCGTACGGGATGAACGGTCGTTCCCACTCACAGGAAGTCAAAGAGAGGATAGCTGCTGCCCAAAAAGGTAGGCATCTGTCCGACGCCACGAAGCAGAAACTCAGGAACATCCGTAAAGGCACCGCCACGCGAGGCACCGGCTGGCACCACTCCGAGGCGACCTGCAATCGGTTGTCAGAGCAGATGCAGGGTAACAAACGTGGAGCCGGAGCCGTGTTCTCTGATGAAAGAAAAAACAAAATTAGACAGGCTTTAACGGGTATTAAGCGTTCAGAAGAGACTCGAAGGAAGATTTCAGAGAGTCAGAAATTAAGAGGGGATTCTGATGAATCAGACACGTTGTGATTACGTCCACGAAGATGGGTCAATGCTTGGACGACCTGCAATGAACTGGCTGAGTGGGAAGCCCTTAAAGCAGTAGAAGACCCCGATGACGCAGAGCATATTGTATCGTGCTCTGTTCACCTTACTGACATGTTGGAACGCGACGGCGAGTATCTCATTCACGCGGTATAAGGAGCCTATGAGTAAGCTTGAGGACTTCGGCGGTATGCAAGAAATTGCAGATGAGTACAGCGATGTGAAGACGTGCCCCCTGTCTGACGTTGGCTACCATTGCAGTTGCTACGACCGTGGCAAGGAATGCGACATCTGTGGGCAGGAGCCCCCAACTACTATCGTGGTCCGGTGAGAGCGCCAACCGACTTTAGCAAACATCTGGTTATCGAAAAACCCAGTATTAAGGATTGACGGAGGGCCTATATGGCTACTAAATTTTCCCAAATCCCTGTCGGCAACATTTTTGAGGCAGATGGCAGCAAATTCCGTAAGGTGGATGACCTCTATTACGAAGACCCGAGCACTGGTTTCCAATCAATGTGGAACCCGATATTTGACGACAGCATTGCTCGTCCCCCGATAGCAGAGAAGAAAGCCCCACTCAACGGTGAGACCAACATCAGTGACAAGTTCCTCGTTGACACGCAAACCCGCGTGATGAAGCCCAACCCCAACTACCAAGCCCCCCATGATTCCTGCGCGGCTGAACAAGCGTTCGCTGAAATGTGGGGTACGGCTTTATTCGATTGTGGCCCAGAAGATTATGGGTGGATGGCTACCAACTCTATTCGGGCTGTGAACCTCGTCAGCAGCATCATCATGATTCTGACTTCGGTCGAAGGTTCCCCGGATAAACGGATTCTCCCGGAGCAGGTTGAATCTATCATCAACAAGTGGGCGGATAAGATTTTCTACTCCACCCCTGTTAAGAAGGCAGCAACAAAGAAGAAAACCAAGAAACCCACCCCGGCCAAGAAGGTCGCAACAAGGAAGGGAAAGTAATGTCCAAGCGTTCACTACAGGGGTTGCAAAACCGGGCGTTGAAGCTGCGGTACCTCGACTCCGCCAAACAGGTTGTCGAACAACTTCAAGCTGAAAACGAGAAACTCAAGAATGATCCTGATACTGTAGTTGGTCAAGTCATCCCACAACTTCGCACAGCCATCTCTCAAAACAAAAAGCTGTCTGTTCTGGCGGCAGCGATTATTGAGGCCGCTGGGGGGAGCATTGCAGTCTCCAAAGCAACGTTGGAGTCCTTTGAATCGAAGGTGCTCAGTATCAAGTGGGCTGTTCCAGAAGGTGTAGAAAGCGTGGATGCAGCCACTGAATTGATTTTCAGCTATGAGGCCTTGACGCAGGAAGAGGTTGATGCACGTCAGGCAGCAGCAACCCCGCCACAAGTGACAGTGACCCCTGAACCTGAGTCCCCAACTGAACCGATTTCAATCTCACTTGGGCAGTTCCAAAAAGTTGCGGAGGAGGCTGAGGAAGTTACAGTCCCACCATCTGAACTAGACCGGGAGCAGAAAGCGGAAGAGTTCATTAAAGCATCGGGTAAGGCTGTTCATACCAACGATTGTTCAACCTCTATCGCTCCTGCTGAAGAACCGGGACCGTGTGATTGTGACTGTGACCAGAGCGAGAACGCCGCGTTAAGCTTGGACACATAAGCTAAATCATAAATTAGTGAACTCGAAAGTGACTTTGTGGTATGACTTTTCTTTTCGTTAGTGAGTCCCCTATCCAAGGCACTAACGTGAAACCGAGAGTCCTATTCATCCTGAAGTACCGCGAAAGTTCTGGAGGAAGCTATAGCAACTGCTGGAGCCAGCAAGACGAAGCAGCAGTGGGCGCTAAGAAAGAGCTATCCAGTGGCTTGCTAAACTCTGCCCGATTCATTGTCGATATGCTGAGAAAAACAGGTATCGCCGTTGAACTGGTGCAGGTAGTTGATAACAATGACATCGACCGTGAAGTGACGAGATACAAACCCACGCACGTCGTCATTGAAGCATTGTGGGTCGTTCCAAGTAAGTTCGACGTTCTTCAACGCTTACACCCTCATGTCCAGTGGATTGTACGCGGACACAGTGAACTCCCCTTCCTCGCACAAGAAGGAGTGGCAGTTAACTGGATTACCAAATACGTCCAATTCAAAAACGTCAAGTTCGCTGCCAACTCAGAACATTCGGTTCGGGACATCCGAGCTATCATCAAAGCGGCGAACCCAACTTGGTCCCATACCAAGGTAGCTGAGAAGGTGCCATACCTTCCCAACTACTACCCGCATGACAAAAAGATTCCGGCTTACAAAAAGCCAGAATCCAAATTCATTGATGTTGCGTGCTTCGGTGCCATTCGCCCTTTGAAGAATCAACTGGTTCAGGCTGTGGCTGCTATCGAGTACGCTAATTTGGAAGGAAAGATACTGCGGTTTCACACCAACGCAACCAGAGTTGAAACGCAGGGTGACAGTGTGCTAAAGAATCTCGAAGCACTGTTTGAAGCCACCCCGCCACATCAACTCATTAAGCACTCGTGGATGCCCCATGAAGAATTCCTGAAGCTGTTGAAGCAGATGGATGTGGCGATGCAGGTATCTTTTTCAGAAACATTTAACATCGTGGCCGCTGATTGTGTGGTGACTGGGCTACCGATTGTGGTGTCACCCGAGGTCTCTTGGGCAACATCATGGTGTCAGGCAGAACCGACCAATAGCGAGGACATTCTCCTCAAACTGCTGAAGGCCAACGACTGGCGATTGAAACTCGCCATAAAAGTGCTGAACCTCCGTGGCTTGCGCCACTTCTGTGAGGACAGCAAATCCCGTTGGGTCAAGTACCTCAACGGCTAAACTTACACTATGACGAGGGTGGAAGAATTGTGCGGGATTGGCCCGATGATTCCACCCTCAACTTTTTCCACAACCAAAAACTTCCGACAGGAATCATGATGTGCCAGCCAGATGCAACTTATCCCGGCATTGAATGGGATTGCTGGCCGGTACCTGAGGGACAACAATGAAAAAGCGTGTCATTCGCAATGCCCACGATGCCTACTGGTTTCTGAAAGACCACCCAAAATTCAACGTCCCGGAACGCACCGAGATTGATGAGGACGAAATTGAGGAAGCGAAACAGGAAGGGTTCAAAGTCACCGTTGACCAAAGCGGCAAAGCCTACCGCATTTGGCCGAAGATTATCCGGCACGCTTTGGATTGCAATCTTGACATCTTCTACACCAAAGTCAATCACCCCACTCGTGGCCGAGTGGACAAGGATGCATCCAAGAACAAGTATGTGGAATGTTGGTTGGAGTTCGGACCGATTTACTACGGGTACGCTTATTCTGGTTGCGAAACACCATTAAGCGAGTGGGACGATACAACCATGCTGCTTCACAGCCACGACACCGATCTGGATACGGGTGCCCCAACTTTCGATGAAGCCCTTGTGAAGCTTGCCAAGCTTGTGCTGAAGCACTATGGTGACTACGAAGACAAGCACTCACAACGAGAAGTTCTTAAGAAACTAATCGCCGTTTCAAAGGCTTGATGTGCTGTATTTCGCAAAAGCCTCAGGTTTCAATATCGGTCGGAGACGCTCGATGTGTTTAGGGTATCGGTTGACAAATTCCTTTGGGGGCCAAAGGAACACATAGGGGTCTTTCAATTCCTCAAATGCAAACCGGCAGAATTCAAGAAAAGCCTCATCTCCCTCTGCGGTAAGTGACACAGGACCACCAACTGTTTCCACCGTGAAGTTCATACTACCTCTTTTTGAAAACTTTGACCATCGAAATGGCTGACGTACCGTTAGAATAATACCGATGCTTGATGCCTGTTACACGATAGCCCAACTTGAAGTAGAGTACCTGAGCCGGGTTATCCACTTGGACTTCCAGTCTTACTTTCTTCACGCCTTCTTTTTGTAGGAAAGTTTCGACCTCATCCATCAACAGTTTTCCAAACCCTTGTTGTCGATAGGCTGGGTCAACACACAGTGAGACAACGTGCCCGGTCGTACCTGAATCTTCCAGTTCAACGAGCACGTATCCCACTATTTGGTTGTCGTACACCCCGACCCAAACATTAGAAGCAGTGTCTTCTAATGCAGCAATCAAATCATGCTTGTTCCAACGATACGCCCTACTGAAACAGGCGTTTTCTAGCTCATGAATACGGTTTACGTACTCTGGTTTGAAGCCCTGAGTTATAGTCAGCATCAGAAATGCATTGCCTTTGCTTTGGTGTTGACGTTGCGTTCCTTGATACCGAACAGCGTGTCGCCCTTTACGTTGCAGTTAATCTGCATCGTAATACCCCCGGTACGGCTGACTACGAAAGACTGCAAGGCACGCCCTGAAGTAATGTAGCCATGCTTTGTGTGAAAGCGGTCGAGACCAGACAGGCTCTTCAACTGGAACGTTGTCAGACCGCCAATCTCACGAGCAACTTCATGATGCAAGTGCCCTGAGAAGAAATACTGAAATTCACTCTTGGTAAACAGGTCCTTAGCCTCTTTCACCATAGCAGACATCATATCCTTCGGAGCGACACAATCTCCATGAGCGAAACCAAGAAGTGAATTGCCATACGCCGCATACTGCCGCTTCTTCTGTGGTGAATTGATAATTTCCACGTCCTTAGAGGCTGCATACTTACCCAATAAGAACATCGCCATGCTGATGGAGTTATTGAAGTCATGGTTGCCGGGGACGTTGAGGTACTTGATGGCGGGGGTTAGTTGCCGCAACATCTCGATGTGGTCGTATGCCAGTTCACAGCCTTCCATTAGAATCTGTGAAGGTGTGCCGTCCAAATCCTGTGGTGTGCCCCGAGTGGTTGTGCCCCACTGATTGTCGATGTGGAACCAATCGGAACCAGATGCTACGATAATCAACTCAGGACGCCCCAACTTGGCAACATACTTCGCCAACTCATTCGTTTTGTCAATAAGCAGGTCACGAGCCTCTGTACGACTGTACCCCTGTCCTGTTTCATCCATCCAACCGTACTTACCGAAGTGCAAGTCGAAAGGGGCCACGACAAGAGCATAGGGCTCGTCACTGGTTGGAAGAGCTACCAGTGGCGGTCTGTAGTCAGGCAAGGTCTGCTTGATTAGTTCAGTCAAGGGAGTAATGACCGACTGTTCAAGGTGATTCCAGTTTTTAGCATCTGTGATAGTTGCTTGCCATTCCTTCTTGCGGAATGAGTTGTACACCTTCAAACGACGCTGCTGAACTAGGTCATCCGCCATTTCATTCACATCACGGGAGACCAGTTCCTCACTTGTGAAAGGTTCCTTGTCGTGCGTCCACCCATGCAGAGCCTTGTACTCTACAAACCAATCACGACGGAACTCAAACCGCCGACAAATTTCATTGATGGTCTCAGAACCACCGGCCATGTTTGAATACGCCTTCAACATCGCACGATGAATCTCACCGGGTAGGATGATGCTTTTGCCCCCGAGAGAGCGTGGAAGGGGTGTGATGTAAGTGTCTGACTCCTTGTTGTAGATGTAATTCTTGTCGTAGATGAGGTCCTGTTCCTCATCTGTGATGTTTTGTGAGGGGTTCTCTTCCTTGGGCTGATGTATCTTCAACCCCGCCGCCTGAATAAGATAGGGAAACTTGGGAAAATGCCCCTCAATATCCTTTTCCTTGAACTCCTTGTTTCTATGTGCGCGGTAATAACCACGACTGAGTTCTTCGCCCTCAGGGAGTGTCTTAGCCACCCGTTGCGCGTCTGCGATTATGTCTTCTCGGGACGGTGGAGAAAGCTTCAACGGGGGCTCCGGTGTAGGCTTCTTTTTTGAGGGCTTCTTTGCTGTTTTTACACTCAAGCGGTTTCCTCCAATGGGTGCGCGTATTTTAGAATCAAATGTGCGCGGTTCCTATAAGTGAACCCTATAGCATCAAACCTGTTGCACAATAGGCTGACTAGTAATACTCGAAAATCGAAATTTTCCACATTCAGGATTCACTTATAGGGGAACCCGTGCCTCTGTTTTCACAAGGACACCGATGAATTTCAATTCTCAATTTCTCACCGCCGCAAAGCTGCCACAGCACCACTCTTCTGATTTCAGGGGTTTGGATATAGTAGTAGAGTGGCCGAAAGGTAGTGTACGAGTTGGTGAAGACAAGAATGGGAAGAAGTGGCATCGCAAGATGGAAGCTGACTATGGCTACATCCCTAATACGGCTGGTGCCGGGGATAAGGAAGGCTTGGATGTTTACATCGGCCCGGACAAAGAATCTGACAGAGCGTACGTTGTTGAACAGCTAAAGGACAATGGCAAGTTTGATGAATACAAAGTGCTGCTGGGCTTCCCCGACCTTGATACAGCGTATGAGACCTATCTTAAGCACTATCCTAATGGCTGGGATGACAATGTTGGAGAGGTATACGAAGTCCCCTTCGAAGATGTAGTCAGCGGGGTTGAAGAGCATCAAGAGAACAACAAGACAGCCTCTTCTGTGGAGGAGAAGCAATACAAAGATTTCATCCAGCATTATGGCGATTTTATCCGGGAAGTGACTGGTGAAAAGCCACCGAGTTTCACCAAATTTGTAGAGTACCTTCACGACTTTAAGCGTCACATAACCTCAACTACCCCCATTTACAGAAGAATCAAGGTTCCGGCAAATTGGAATGTTCAAGATGCTCTCACACTGGGTGTAAGTTGGACTCATGATAGAAGCGTTGCAGAAAATTGGGTTCCCGATTCGGCTGGATATGATACTCGGTTCACTGTGCCAACTAAGGATTATAAGTACGTACTGTTGGAAGGTCGCGTTAACCCCAATGATATAGACTGGCTATCTGTTGTGGCTGATGGTTTTTGTACAAGCGAAAGCCTTGTAAAAATCCTCGAAAACTCCCCCATTCATTTAGTTAAGGTGGACAACGTTCCGATTAACGAAACGAAGACAGCCAGCACCGCTCCGGGAACGTACCCCAGCAGAGCGGTTCCAAAACCTCGACCGCCCAACATTGAACGCTACGTTTGGATGTCGTGCCCCAGCGCACGGGAAGACCACATCATGCGCGGATTGGCACAGGATCATTCTCGATTCTGCGACCAGCGTTACTACGACCCACCAATTACCACCAAAGAGTATGACAACGCCACCCGTGGTTACGCCGAGGTAAAAAATGACGGTAAATCTGTAATTTTGTCTATCTCCCCGATGTGCCGTCCCGAATTCCAGTATTACCCGCCCTCGATTATCGAGAAATTCAATGAGATGTATCCGGGGTACAAAATATACACCGATGTTGGAAAAACTGCGGGTTTTAGCTATCTAAAAGCCCTTCAGTGCATGACTTCTTAGTCCTTCAAGTAGGAGCCGTCTAGCGGTATTGGCTCTAAAGGAGCTAGGATGCCCTTGAAGTCAGCCACCCCCTCTAAGTCAGACCTGAGTTTGAAACGGACCTACGCTAAGTACAACCGACTGTACTTTGGCGGGGAACTACCTGACGCCAGTGTGTGGTGGGAGCCACCTGATGGAGCATACGCCGATTGTACTAAACTAGATGGAGAATTCCGAATCAGAATGAGTCCAAGTATCTCAGGTTGGACAGAGATATGGCATCTCACTCTTCTTCATGAGATGGTTCACGTGAAGCTGTGGCCTCTCAAGAGACACACAAAAAAGTTCCAAGACGAGATGCTGCGACTGGCTGAACTCGGAGCCTTCAACAAGCTATGGTAGACGAGAACTAAGTTCTTGCGTTGCATCAACTATCGTGCCCTTTATTAGGGCGATGTGGACGATGCGGGTGCAAAATAACCTTCTAAAGCAAGCAGTGACGACTGTCCAGTATTTGTGGGCAGAAGTTCCCATGCGTTCGGGCAACGTCATCTGCCAGAGAAGCACGCTCCCTCACACAGAATGGTTCAGACAGATGGGGTTGCCCTCGTGGGGCAATGACTTCGACCGAACCGCACGTGGCATCATCAAGATAGACAAGGTAGCCAAGACGGCGGTTATTGAAACCTACCACCCGGATTTCGCGCCTCGTGAAGTTTGGCAATTCTTCCGCAAGAAACTCCCGGCTGATTTCAAACTCGATGAACAACCGTATCAGATAGACCTTGACCAGCGGTTTGCCTCAACAGGAACCGCTCAAACCAAAGCGTTAAAGCTTTTCAAACCCACATTCAATCATCCAGAAGACACTCGATTTATCTATCAAAATGGGGTTGTGCATCAAAGTCCAGAAAACCATTATATGATAGCTGAGACCTCTCTTCCCAAAGAACTACTCAGTAAGGCTGAAGGGGGATATGCTAACTGTCCAGCAGAATTGGAGAATGTGGAGATTTTTTTGAAAACCACAGGGGCTGTTAGAGTAGCCGAAAACAGTGAAACACGAGTTGGACTTCACCTTGTTGTCCCTCCAACTGCACCCCAACTACGCCGTATGGCAGAGATAGCACGAGGCAAAAAAGTATACTGGACGGTTGTTGATAACGAAGGACAAGGAACATTCGCTGATTTTCAACGAGCCCTAGATTCAGTTTTTCATAAGAAATTCGCATCGGCTGAATATCCACCTGAACTGAATGGTCTCGCCGCCGAAGCGAAGAAGTGCTCAACCTTCAAAGAATTCGAACACAACTTCTCCATGGACTTAAAACATGGTCGCTACTATCACTTGACCGACAACCCCAACTTCACCATTGACTCCACCAAGGGGCCACGTGACATGTCCAGCATGGCTGGTGGTCAAATGGAGACTGGGAAGCTAATGATAACCTCCCATTTGGAGAACTGGGACGCCTATTACAACTGGAAGGACGAGGACACAGAAGAGGTCACACGTCCTTATGTCGCCATCATCGACATGAGTCAGGTGCCTCGCAACTCCTACCATCAAGTGAGCCGTGGATTTGGCAATGAGTTTTGGGTTGAAGACCCGAGCAAAGCCAAAGTTATCAAGGTGGTTCCTATCGCGGAGGGTCGGGCTGACGCTGCTCATGACCAAGACATAATGGGTCAGTACATCAACAGCAAGGAAGACCTCGAAGAGTTCTACAACTGGGCGAAGGGCATCAAAACTGCCGCCGTAGAAGTAGATATGAACCTCATCAACAGCATCGTTGATGAGTACATGCCTGTACTGAAACCCAGCCTACCCAAGCCTGAAATCAAGATCAGCAATGGGCAAAGTAATGTGCTTGGTGAATGTGTGTGGCGGTATGGGTACCACACCGCCACGGGTGAAAGTTTCTGTGGAGACAACACCACTATCACCTTGCAAAGACGCATTTGCGGGGATGAACGCACCTTGCGTCGTATCATCGCTCACGAACTCGCTCACCATGAGGATTCCCTCGTCAACGAAGTGGCGGATTTCAAAGAGAAAGGGTATCAGAAATTTGTCGCTTATCGTAAGATGTTCCGTCCTGACCATCACGGTCCGAAGTGGTTATCCATTGCGGCTCGATTCAATGCGAAGTATGGTAAGAACTTCGTAACTCGAACCTCTGACCAAACCATGGTAACTGATGATACCGACCTCAAGCCCTGCTATGTGTTGATTGAGTATTACGACGGTCAACTCATGTGGCAAGTCGCCAACCGTCTCAGTCCAAAAGCAAAACAATACCTTGGAGAATTGGCAGAGGGAGAATATCTCGGTGCGATTGGTAAGGGTCATTATGAACACAAGTTGTTCATGAGCAGCGACCCGATTCTTATCAAGAAGGGAGCCCCTCTGGTTAAATATAATGGCTGGTCAACCACCAGAACCGAGGGAGCGAAAGAACGGCTGGAGGAATTGTGGAATAACGGCACCGACATTCTGTCGCAATTCAAACCACAAGAAAAGACAGCGGCTCCTATCAGTCAGAATATGAAGAGCCAAATCTACTTCCACGGGACAGGCAATGAAGCCAGCGCACAAGCAATCATACGAGAAGGCATTCAGCCTCGTGAAATCATCATGCCAGATAAGGCCAAAAGCCGGTCACAACTCGCTCCTGTGCCCGACCGCGTGTACCTGACTACCAACTTTGGCTATGCTTCTATCTATGCCATGGGTGGACAATACTTCGGCTTGGGAATGCATGACCAGACCAAGACAAACTACACCGCTGATATGTGGTTGAAGAATCATACCAAGGAAGGTGCCTACGGTTACGTCTTTGAAATCCATGGAAGCCAACTGACAGGAGACGTAGTGCCGGATGAGGACAGTATTGGTGAGGCTCTTGAATGGTTGGCTGAAGACATTAAAGGAACACAACGCTTAAACGCTCTGACAGGAATGAACGATGTGACTGGAAAAGCTGACTTCGCTCCACAAAAAGAAAAATGGCAAGGCGAATTAGAGAGCCTGAAAAGAAGCATGGAGATTGTCAAGCAGCAACGTATCAATCAACCCGACGTTCCCAAGCAAGTCCGTACTGAACTCTACCACTTATACATCTGGAGAGTGACTGACAACCAGAAACGCAAGCTTCAAGAAATCGGAACTCAAGCACAAGTTGGCAAGAAGCTTCAGAAGCTTTTGAGTCAAGAAACATGCCAATGGATGATTGAGAACGGGGCCCATGTGGCTCACCGTGGGCCTATCATCCCCACCAAATGCTGGAGATTCAGCAAGGAGAAGGCGCTCTACACTTTGAAGCTTGGAGAAATCCTTGAAGAGGTTCCGCTACCTGCACAGAAAACTGCCAAGGACTTTGGCTACACCAAGTACCGCAACCGCGAGAAGGACTTGCAGAATGTGAAATTTGTTTCTCAGGGACTGGAAAGAGAGCATCTTGGTGTGGCTGCAAAATACAACGGCGAGGACATTGGAGCTATTGAGTGTTCAGTCGTTGCCAAACTCTGCGTCGTATGCAACGTCTGGATAAACGGTGACTGGCGTGGCACCGGGCTTGGACAATTGCTTTATGACCACGCTATTCAGGCGGCTAAGAAAGCTGGGTTGCTGGTCTTCTCCTCGGATGACCAGTTGACTGATGATGCCGCGAGTGCGTGGCTGCGTTTAGGCAAGCGTTACCCACTTACTGAAGTGGACAACCTTGAATATGACCCGGACGCTGAGTACAACGGTGAAGTGCCCCAACACCCGGTTCGATACCATATCGACTTGAATAGGGTGCCAACCAAGAACCTTGGCACAGTTAAGAAAGCCAGCCCGGACTTCGGTTATTCAAGATTCAACAACCGTGAGGGTGAGTTGGCACAAGTGGAGATTACGCTCTCCAATGTGACAGAGTTCAGTTTTCAGGTTGATGCCAACTACAATGGGAAGTTGATTGCGTGGCTCACGTGCAGCGCCGAACGTGGGAATGGTAATTGGAACTATCCTGACTACTCAGTGGACGCCGTGAACATCATGGATAACACGTGGAAAGGCACAGGATTGGGTCAGATGCTATATGACCGAGCGATTCAGGAAGCTAAGGGGCGCGAGGCTAATTACTTCTACTCAGACACTGGGCTTTCACCACCCGCCCGTTCAGCATGGAATAGATTGAAGCAAAGATACCCTGTGGAGAGTCTACGTGGGAAAGCAGAAGCGTATGAAAACTACAATCCAGAGGCCAAGAACAAAGGACTGTACAAAGTCCCACGCCTTCGTATCGACTTGAACAAAGTGGCTGCAATCTCTCCTGCCGACCGCACGCTGTACCATGGCACCAACGATGAACAGGAGTTCGATACCCTGAAGCCCACGGGTGGCGACCCAGTTGTGTGGCTGGGCGAGTTGGACACCGCACGCGACATCTATTCACGAACCATTCGTGGTGGTCGTGAACGTGTCTTTGAAGTGAAGTTGAAACCTGATGCAAAGATTGCCGACCTGCTTGATGTGAATCAACCAATAACCAAGAAGGTACAAGATTACTTCCTGCGCTGCGTTGGTTCTCGTATTTGGGATCATGGTTGGCCTGACATTATGAACTACATGGCTTTCCATCGCCATGACCATGAACTAATACCCCTGCTCAAAGAAGCTGGATTTGATGGTGCCATCGTGATGGATAAAGGCAGACCGCGTGGAAGCACCCAATCGCGAGAGCATCACTCTGTCGCGCTGTGGAACATGGATGCTATTGAATCTCAACAGGAGATAAAGACCGCCTCGGCTTCTACTGTAGGTTCTGCGTTCTGGAATAAGGTGCAAGAAGACGCTCTTGCAGGAATCGTCTATCACGGTACTACATTAGAGGTTGCTGACCTCATCCTATCCACAGGCTTCCGTGGATTGGAATGGGACGCCATTCTCAAGGACGTGCTGGCAAAATACAACATGACTGAGACCGACATTCCAAAGAAGATGTTCAAAGTGCTACAGGAAACGAAACGCAGCTACGAGGCGGAGGCTCATCTGGTTAGTACATCGCCGGGTGGGAACGTGGCTCTTCGCTGGGCGGGAAGTGGCGGGGAAGTACCGCAGCAAATCGAAGCATACATTCTCGGAAAATACAGTCCTCGCGAAGTTAAAAACTCACGACTTCATGGTGAACCCGCTATCCTGAAGTGTCGTATCAAGGAATTTCAATCGACGCCGCATTATACACGCATCAAGCAGTCGGTCGATGGGTTAAACCGTCTCATTGCCGATGGTGGGATCACTGGGGTTTTCTCTCCCCATGAAGCGGCGGAAGACATGTGGGGCACCTACACGAATTTCCTTTGCAAGCCGGAGGAATTAGAGGTAGTAGAGATTATCACGGGGGCGAGACTCCAAGAGTTAAGCCAGCATCCATTGGGGGTGTCAGTTGAATAACCAATTGTTAAAACAGAAAGTTGGAGTGTGGGCTCGTGGGGCATCTGAAGCCCCTGATTATGAGCAAGAGCGCGATAAGAAATTCAATGAATTAGCATCAGCACAACGAGGTGAACCCGAAACGGCAATGCTCCGCTGTCAGATGCATCCTCTTGGAGCCGGGATCGGTCCGAAGACGCTGGAACATGTAGGTGACCTCACGCATCGAATGTCAGAAAATTTCTCTCATTTTCACGGTCAGTACCTGAATGTAAAAGACAAGGTGGAAAAAACCCTTTACTGGTTGACTAATCCATACGGTTTTGAGCGAGAAATGTCAGGAAATCTCCTCAATAACTACACAGCGCGTGCAGACGACCCAAAGGTGCGAGGACGCAGCTTTGATGAATTAAAGCAAGACTTCTTCTCCAAATGGGATGACTACGCCGCTGCTCACGCCAAACTTACCGTCTACAACAAAGCGCAAGAACATGCCCGTGGGGCGGCTATAAGTCTAGGCCGTCGTGATTTCAGAATGGCGATTCTTTATCTTGAAGCCCTAAAGAAAATTCTGGATGCAGGGGAAGAAGCTTGGATGACGGCGGCGGGTCAATACACGCCGGGGAAAGTTGCCGCTACATCGACAGTCACCGCTTCCATTGAAAAAGAGGCGGGGTTGGCTAATATTCTTAAAGGACTGGGTGTAGCACTACTTGGTTTGGCGGGAACGGCGGCTGTGCTCAAGCCAGCACCCGCTCCTACAAGCCCCAAGGATAAAGCGTTGAATCAAATTGGTCATGAGATGATTAAGCGCCTCCCACAGTCCATTCAAAATAAAATTGGTGACCCCAATACCATCACGTTCCGCGAGGGTGAACCTGACGGTAGTCAAAACAGCAAAGAAATCGCTGAAGTGGCTGAGGGGTCTCGGGTAGTCTATATCAACCCAAAATATGTGAATGATTTCTTGCACACCAATTTGTCTGACCAATGGACAGCACATGAAACAACTCATATCATGCAGGATGAACTCGACCCACAGGGAAACAGATTTCCGGCCACAAACCCGTCCGATCCGTATGGCAAAATGAAGGATGTTGAAAATTCTTGGAAAACTTTACAAGGGCTTCGAGCTAAAGGCGACCGGATGTGGGATCATTCTCGTGAGGAACAAGCAGCTATCGTGCAGGAATACGAAGCTGCCGTTGATATGCGAGACTTAACGACCGACCCGGCTCAGAAGAAACAGATTGAACAGAAAATACAGGTCTATCAACAGTATATCGCAGACTATGACCAGTTAAAGGTTGGAAGTCATCACAAGCTGTACGACCATGCTAACCTCCCCAACTTCTATGATCTGTTCGAATCAGGCAAACCCGGCTGCTCTTTTGGCATTTACGACTTGCTTGAAGGTGACGATTGGGAACCATATGAAGACGAAGCTGAAAAATTGGCTGCTGAACAGGGGGTTGACTTAAAATCCATGGCCGATGATTGGAAAGACCAATGGATTTACGACAATATTGCTCGTGCTGACCTCGAAGCAAAATTCAACAAAGTTCGAGACCATTTCGCCAAGATACAGTTTCCTCTAACTGTCTATCGGGCTATCGACCTCCCCGACGGTATTGATGAATTGCGCGTTGAGAAAAAACCCTATCGAGGACCGAATAAGTTCAAGCAATATCATTTGGATGACGAAGTGTTCGGCCATTGTTGGGCATGGGATGAAAGGGGGGCTAAAGCTTATGGTGGAACAAACCCCTTAGGTTCACTCAATGAAGACACCTACATTTTCCGTGGTGAGATTATATCTTCCAACGATATAGACTGGGAAACTACATTACAAGTCAACTTCATGATGCCAGAAGAGCATGAGATTCGTGTTCTTAATGGTCGCTCTATCAAAATCACTGGATATAAACAAAACGGCGGTCAGTGGCTTGTACCTGAAGAAAGTTTCAAGAATGTAGTTGCCAGCCATACTCCACAGCGTCTTCCAACTTGGATTGAGTTCAGAGGTTCTGAGGAAGACGATGAAGTTGAACAGGAGTTTAACGAGTGGGTTAAGATGTATCGTAAACGTAAATTCCCCATGAAGGTGTGGCGTGTAGCCACTCTGCCTCAGGGAATTGCTTCTCTGCGTACTGAACAAAATGAAATTGGAATCTATTGGACATGGAATATCGACTCAGCCGAGGCAATGAACGGTACAGGTGTCGATGGAGAAAACAATTGGTTGCTAGAAGGGGAAATCGAAGAAGACGCTGTTGATTGGTTTGACACTTTGACAGCAAACTTAGACCCCATTCACGGTGACGATGAATGTGAAATCACCTTAAAAACGGGCGCAAAGGTGCGACTGTTGAGGTATGCCCCGTGTATGCCCGGAACCCCTAACAGTTGGTTAAAAAAGGACACCTTCAAACCTTTGAACAAAATAGTCATCGCGTCAAGCCCCCTCTTGGCTTCGCATAAAACTCCGCCTCTGTCAGACACCGTGTATCCAAACACGGATGCTGACAATGAATTTGAACTCAACTCGGGTGAGGGCTCAAACGGTTATGCCAATATTCCAGAGCGCGTGGATGGCGACGAGACAATGCCGAGCATTGAATCTTTGCTCCCAAGACAAAGTGCCCTTGAGGGTGACGGGCCGGTTAGCTTCTTTGAAGAAGTTGAGAATCCGCACAGCGTGCAACCTTTACACGCACCTGATCCGCCGCCACTTGAAGAGGAAATGAAGACCGCAACCGTCGCCATTCGCCGTGGTGAAATTGACCCGGCTGGTGCTTACTTCTCTCTACCGGGGCAGAGCACATACCACGATGAGGAGATGGTTGGAGTTGATCCCGGTCTCCACAGTTACGATGTAAGCGGTGTAAACATCGCTGACACTTCAAAATTGGGGGTCGCAGTCTCCATTATTGAAGAGGCTATGAAGAGCGCCAAGACCGAGCGGGAGAGGGTTAGATTATCCGAACTCCTTCTTATGGCAAAGGTCAACGGACCATTCATCAACTACATAGACAACGACCAACTCCCACTGCCCGAGGCTGCGAAGCGGTTGGGCTATGACGGCATTCTTGTATGGGAGAACGATGACATCGCCAACCCATCATCGGCTTTCATCTGGAACACAGGCAAGGTGAAGAAGGTTGCGGCACCCGCCTCCGCTGTACTTCCCTCCGACTTTGAACAGTTTTGCCAGAAGTATGGTGGGTTCATGAAAGTGTTCGGTGAAATCGCCGATTTTGGCAGCGGCGATTGGGAACAGTATGCCGAGTTCTACGAAACAGATGAGCAAGAAGAGTTTGATGCATTACCTGATTCAGAAAAAGAAAAGGTGATGGAACGTCGTGCGTACGAAGACTGGGAGTATCGCTACAACGAATTGAGAGCAATGCACGCGAGTTGGAGTTGGCCGCTCAAAGTATGGCGTTGCGTCACTCTTGAGAACATCCAACAACTCAAGACAAAAGGAATCGGGGTTTATTGGTCATACGAAGAAGGTGCAGCACAGGCTCATTGGGGGCAGGGTGGTCGCCCTTACACCTTGGAGGGTCAGATTACTGAGAACGCCGTGGACTGGGAAAGCACTATCTATGCCAACCTTCACCCGTCTCTCGGTGAAGACGAGAAAGAAATCCGTCTGAAAGATGGAGCCCCTGTGAAACTTTTGCGATGGGAGGACACCACAGGCAAATGGCACAACGCTTTGCCAGAATGGAAGAGAGTTAAAGCCGCAGTTAAACCGCCAAAATCTGAAGCCCCCATTTGGGGCAGATGGTGGGTCACACCGACCGGAGAATTCGTTCCCGCGATAGGCACGGGAAAATACGAAGGCCGAAGCATACACGATGGTGGACAATTCGGATTCGAAGATAAAGGCAAATGGGGTACGGATTACTATGTTCCCGCCGAAGAAGCGGCGTTGGAGGCGGGGTATACTCGTCTGATTGTCGAGCCCAGCATTGTCTATATGCAGTTCTGGTCACGGTCTCAAACTGAGAAAAAGGCTGGCGAGATTATCCGTCGTGTTCCAGTCACCGTGCGTTGGGTTGAAGTAGCATGGAGTGTTCCAACCCATGGCTATCAAAAACTTCCATTAGCTGAGGCCGAAGAACGTTTCCAGAATACGGGAGATGAAACAAGAGTAATAGCCTCAACCAAAAAATACCTATACCACGTAACCTACCTTGGCAACCTTGATAACATTGCTCAGTCCGGTCTCACACCAAATGCCAATACTGGTATCGGCGGACCAGCATTGAGAGAATACAAATCGGGTAAGATATTTCTATCTGATGCCGGGGGTGTGTTTTTTTGGCTCAACCGAGCGGAACAATTCGCTTATCACAATTCAGATAACCCAGCCGATGATGGACTCATCCCGGTCGTGCTTCGCGTTAGAGCCCCAAAAAACTTGGTCAAAGACGAAGAGGGCTCAAGCGATTCCGGGCACGAAGCGTTCTGGTGTCCCAATGTGGAATCAGGGATTGAAGTATGGACAGGAGACAGGTGGGAGAACATCTACAGTGCTAATCTCAATCCGCAAGAATTTGTGGATGAGGAAGGATACATACAAGACTCAGCACTGAACTCTCCAAAACTTGCGACAGATGGAGATGCCAATGCTTATGTTCCACGTGAAGAGGCAGAATCCCCGGCGTTGCACCGTGAGCCTATGTTCGAAGATGAGAAGGCAGCATCGGAGGCACCATACGCCGCCTACAGCCCACGTCACAGCATAGACAACCCACAGTTGCACAAAGACCCGGTGTTCGAGACTGACCAAGAGGCTTGGGACGCTGCCCTGCCTAACCACAAAGTTGGCGGGAAGAAAAAATACGGTCCTCTGTTCCGAGAAGTCCCCGTTGTTGAGGGAGGAGAGGCTTGGGATGGCCGCGATGTGTGGGAATACCCCGTCAATGTAGGAGCCAGTCCTGATGAAGCCCCACAAGCTAACATCTCTCAAGTCATTAAAGATTTGGTGAAGGAATATGGTGAAACTCCACTTCAAATAAACCAAGGAAATTGTGATAGCTTCGCTTTTGATGTAGCTGAACGTGTAGCTGGATGCATAGTGCTCGAAGCTGGGGGTATGGTGTGGGAGGAGTCTGAACACCCCGCACATCTGTTCATCTACTATCAAAACAAGTTCTACGACGCCGCCCATCCCAACGGTGTGGCTCACTGGGAAGACCTGTACACGTTGGAGAGAAAGAAGAAAGTCGGAGCGAAGGAAGACCTACTGTCTCTCAAATACTACCTCACCATGACGCCGGAACAGAAGGCGGAAGAGGTTGCACGCACATTCACAGAGACCTTTGTCGATTGGCTTGAGGAAGAGGAAATCCAACTCCCTGCTCCTCCCAAGCGGAAGCCTGTTGCTCATGAGCTACCCACTGCACTGCCTCATGAAGGCCCAGAGGGCTGGGATGTAGTTCAGGCTGATGGAAAAATGCGGCTGACAAATGGTGGGGCGGTTCCGGCTGGAACACTCGCCTTGAAGAACGGCTATGGTCAAATTGTCGCCACAGGAAAAGACGAAGCTGAAATCCTCGCTAACTGGCGAGACCTCGTTGATAAGGGATACAAGGCGGGTGACGCCGAACGTGCCAAGTACGATGGGGACATTCTTGAAGGACTCCGTGAGCATGATGAGGATGCATGGGCTGCTATCCCGAAACAAGTCTTCGTGCAGTTCATGGATGCCAAGGAAGACTACCTAATGCAGGGAGACCCGGCAGACTGCCCGTCCTTCATGCACATGGCTTTCGAGAAGATGCTGCCAAAGCAGTGGCTCATTCACAAAACCGATGACCCGGAGGGAATTTGTGCCAACGGATTTACAATCGGGATGCATGATGTGGCTCGACTGGGACTAACGACGTACTACAAAGATTCAGGGAAGATCGGAGGCTACAACTTTGCCTTCACCGCCGATGACGCCAGACAGGCGGAGAACAAGTATGGGAAGCACGCCGTGATTTTCCAAGCCCCCGGTGTTGAAGTCTACCATTATGGGGACTCGGAACGTCAGGTCATCTTCAAAGGCTCAGACGCCCACAACCTGATCCCGGTGTACAACTCCTATGGAGATTGGTCTCTGCCAGAGGTACAAAATGGAGCCTATGAGGAGCCCGTGTTCACTTCAGGTTCCTTGCAGGAGATTGTAGCATGGATTCAGACCAACTATACCAAGTATCGGAAGAGCATCGTAAAGAGAGCCAGCTTCAAAAAAGCCTACGATGACGACTTTGATTACGACACCGCCGAAGCCCACTTCGATGACGAAAGGACCGTGGCAGCGAACATCATCTCCGAATTCAAACAACACCGAAACGACCCCAACTATCGAATGGAGTGGGACGTAGTTCCTGCTGCTCGACTCATCAAAATCTGGAACGACTACATGAATACTGGATTCGTTCGGGACGAGAAGGGTATTAACATGATAGCCGAAATCGTTCTAACCAACATTGCCAAATTGAATGTCAACACCATCCTGTGCGGTCATTCTGAGCAAGACCCGGTGGCCTATGCTGATGACGTTATGGGCGGCGAGGGGGAAGAGGAACTCCCTGAGGACTATTTTTACATTGATGGTGCGTTTTTTGACGATGAAAAAGGAGCCTTGCGTATCAGCGACTATGCCCTGAAGCCTCTGTCTCAGGATGAGTGGAAGCTACGTCGAGCTAAGACAGCCGAGGAGAAACTACAAATCCTCGACCACATCTTAAACATCATCCACTGTCGTTCTGACCTCTCCAGTTGGTTCGTACAGGGGGGTCGAGCCACGCTCAATCGGCTGGCTGGGACAGGAGACAGCCTTGAACCTAAGAAGAAGCCCAAAATCACCAATCCTTTACTGAAAAAGAAGACTCTCAAACCCAAAAGTAGGGGATAGTGATGGAGCATCCTGACTACTACATGGAAGAGGGCTGTGGTATCTACGCCTTGGCCGTAGCGTCCAAGTACCCAAATGCCGAAATCTACATCATTTCCCGGAACCACGGTGAAGAGTGGAGCCGGTCGATCCCCTATGAAATAACTCATGTGTTCTGCCGTGTTCCCGGCGAAGGCGACTTCGATGTTAGGGGCAAGCGTACTCCTGACCAAATGGCTGCTGACTTTGATACGGCTAACGACTACAGCATCAAAGGTCCATGGTCTCCGCAGGAGTTCTACGCCAAGTTCATGGGCAACTCAGACAACAAGCCCCTGTTTGGCACCAAAAAAGACATCAAAGAAGTGATGACGAAAATCGCTGCCGCTCCATCTTGGATTCCCACATTCAAACAATTGCTGAACGAGTATGGAGGAGACATCACCAAGGACGATAAGGCCAGTTACGATTACTATGTTCCCATATTGAGCAAACTCAAGTTCCCCCTCACCATCTACCGCCAGATTTACGTGAATTCGTTGGATGACATCAAACTCAGGGGCAAGGGAAAGAAACCCGGTCTAGGCAGGTTTTGGGCAGACAAGGAATCACTGGCATGTTCTCATAATGCGGATGAGGACAGTGGTGATATTGAAGTCCTTCTTCGTGCTGTCGTCCAGCCCACAGACATTGACTGGCTTGATACTTTCTATGCTCGAATCGTTTATGGAGAAGATGAAGCTGAAATCAGCATCGCTCCCGGAACGCCTCTCAATGTTACCGGCATGAGAGTGAACAAAAGCAAATGGCAAGTCCCTCCTCCGGGGGTGAAGACCGCCGCTTCCACCCCAGTCCCCCCTGACAAATTGTCAGTTGAGATTGTGCGTGTCGGAGACGTTTGCAATGTCAATGACTACAATGGGTACGCCTGTATTTCTAAAAAGGCTTCTGGAGTGAAAGTGCGTGCTTACCACGGCACCACGAAAAACTTCGACGTGTTCGATACCCCAGCCATGTTCCACGTACGTCGCAAGTATTGTGAAGACTTGATTGCCGGTCAACCCGATGGTCATGTTGTTGAAGCTATCCTGACGTTCAAGAACCCGGCTGACCTCGACACTTTACACATGAGCCCAAGTGACCCCAAGTTCAAGGAGATGGCAAAGAGTCTTGAAGAGCAGGGTTACGATGGGGCACAGTATAAGAAGGAAGCATGGATTGCCTTCTACCCGGAACAGATTGAGATTGTTCGTCCCAAAGTTGCGGCTGAAGTCGCTGTACAAGAACCGGAAATTTCCACTCCTGAAGAAGATGACTACGCCATTGAACGGCAGACGTATGGCTTGCCCAAGGACTGGAAACCGGCAAAGCCGCCCGAGGTCAAGCGTGATGAACCGGCGACAGAAACACAAGTTCCGAAATCCGCCCCACCCCCGGTCGAACACAAGCAAAAGGTGCCGCGTCAACGCAAGCAAAAGATGCCGACTTACACCCCGCCAACTGAGAACAAAGCGTTTCTGCGGTGGTTTGGTAAATCCAAAGTTGTGGGCAGTAACGGTCAACCGCTAGTAGTGTACCACGGTACGACTCATGACTTCGATGTGTTCAATACTGAATATGGCAACCCGGAGAATCACTATGGGGTGGGTTTCTATTTCACATCCTCGCGGGACGATACCAAAAACTATGCCGGTGTCGGCCCCGACCTCACCAGTCGCATCGACCACGAAGCTGAAAACCTTGTCAACGAATGGCGTAGATGGCGGCACGGTGAGATAGATTACGGTGTTGAACCGCCAGATTGGGTCATCGGCGGCTGGGCTGAGATGAGTGACGACGAGAAGCGTGAGGCATTTCAAGACATGGATTGGAGTGCCCAGTTAGCGATTGCCAAAGCTGAAGTCAAGAAGAAGCTGGTCGGTGAACACGGCGGAGCAGTGATGCCTTGCTACCTCCGCATTGTCAAGCCGGTGATTGTAGCTCCTCATGGTGGAACCTATTTTACTCTTGGATACACACGAGATGGTGATTACAAGGGCAAGCTTTTCGACGCTGTGGTTCGAACGTTGACATACCAGTTTTGGGGGGACACCTTCGGGGAAGATGCACACGATGGGTTGAACGCTTACGACTTTGAACAGAAGCTGCGTAAATCTGAAGCCATGATGGATGAGGACATCATGAATGAAGGCGGGCCGGGGCCGGTCATCACTGAAATCTACAAGAACATGGGATTCGATGGAATCATTATGGAGAATCCCGCTCAGGAATTTCGTAACATGGGAATCGAGAGCGGCACCAAACACTACATCGTGTGGAACCCCAGTCAGATTAAATCCGCCTTGGGCAATGTGGGCAAGTTCAACAAGAAAAACCCAAGCATCGTAGCTTCTGGTGAAGAAGATTTCCATGAGTACATTGGCAACTGCACCGATGACGCCGTGGTAGAGAGCGTGTTCGGCGATGCGACCTTGTTCGCTCAGGCATTGGAGAAGGCTACACCGATTGACGACACCACCATGCAGAGCGATGAATATGGCGTGCTCATCAAGTACGACCCGGAGACCGACATTCATTCCTTCTACAAGACAGCGGCGAAGCGGATCAAGACTGTCGAAGAAATTGAACATCTCACCGAAGATGAAAAAGAACTGTGCAAGAAGACCAGACCAGCGTCTGACAAAACCGCCATGCCCAACTACGATTACTCGCACTATACTGACCGTGAAACAGCCATCAAGACATTGAATTTTGAGTATCAAAAGTATGGTGCGAATGTTGTATTCAGTGCGGAAAATCCAGCCGATGACCGTTATCAGCCGGGGTACTTGGAAGCCAATATTGTGGATGACTACATAGTGGTTTCCGATGTCTTCATTGGCACATCATGGACAGGCACCGGGCTTGGTCAAATGCTTTACGATTACGCTATCTCTGAGTCCAAGAAAATGGGGCTGAGCTACTTTGTATCCTATCCAATTCAATCCATGTCCGCCGATGGTAAAAAGGCTTGGGGACGTATTGCTAGGAGATATACAGTGACAACAGTGCCAACTGATACGGTTCATGTACCATCAGAAGCCAAAGGAACTGCATATTCCACAGATGACTCGGTGGAGGGGCGTTTTCAAATAGATTTGAAAACTGTTTTGCCGAAAACTGCCGCTGTTAGCCCCGAGGTCAGCCAGTGGTTCCGTAAAATGGTCGAGTTGAAGAAACAGTTTCATGAGGATTCAATGCTTCCCCTACGCGAGGCCGAAGCTCAAGCTCTTCGTGAACTGGGTGCGACCGCTTCTCCTGAGGCTGTGGCACAAAGAATCCATGAACTTATCGGTGGGAGGGGGGATATTCAGGACAGGATGTACGACAATCCCCCGGAAATCAACAATGAGTACGAGGTTCAACAGTTCGGTAAACCTCTAAGCGAATTGCAAAGAGACGCGGAATTTGAGGACTGGGCTCGTAAGAAGGGGATTGAGATTCCAGAGTTTCCAAAGACGGCAGCGAAGAAGAACAAGCCCACCGCTGTTGTTATTATGGGTGACTCGAATCTCATTGAAGACAATAAAAGGGCAGAAAGTTTTTACGAGGAGTTGGGCGCGTTTCTTGAGAAGCTGGGGTTTGAAGTTAGCTTTGATGAGGGAGAACCATACACCGAACCCGAACCAGCCGACCTCTGGATTGGACACAGTAGAGGCGCAGACAGGCTTCGGTTTGCCCCCAAAGGCACCGCTGTAATAGGCATCAATGTTCCCCAGTCCGATGAGGAGGTTGATTATCCGATAATTAACAATCCAGATGACGCCATGTCAAAAAGGAAATTTGACCATGGTAAGTTAGTTCGGAGCAGTTGGACAGATGCACATTACACCCTCACGGATGAAATGAAAGAAGAGTTGGTTAAGGTCATTTCAGAAGATGGTCTTATTAAGACGGCCAAGAGTCGGTATGTCGGCCCGTATGCCTTTTACATCGAGATTCCCTCGGCGGCTCGTGACCACTTTTGGAATGAGCCGCCAGAACACAACATGGAATTTTGGGCGTTCCGCAACACTCCTCGTGTGCTGAAGGGTGAACGCATCATCTTCACTATGGATAAGAAGCCTGTGGCTGAGGCTGTGTGTGCCTATGTAGAGAAGCCGGGACAGTCGAAGTGTGAACTTACTGGAAAATATGAGAAGCACTGGAAGGTCTACTGGGAGCCTAAAAACTTCAAAAAGTACAAAACTAAGACGGCGGCAGAGCCTGAATCAGTTCCTTGGCAAACAGTCTGGAAGCACATCGAAAAGAACAATCCGCACGAAGGACCGAGAGACGCCTTTTTAGGAATCCCCATTACTGGTAAGGGTGCCACTTGGGTTAAGGAAACGATTCAACCTGATGACCCACGTATTGACCGTAATGAAACGTCTGCGTACAGCCTGTACCCAGCCTCGAAGCGAGATGTGAAGAAGTACATGAAGATGTATCAACAGGGTTCTCCCTTTCCACGTATTGTGTTGGGAGTACGGAGCAATAACAAGTTTGTAATCTATGATGGAGCCCACAGACTGCAAGCAGCAGTGAACCTTGGTGTGCCTATTGATGCTTATGTGGGATACCCAGAAGAAAATGCCCTTACTCAACGCCAAAGTAGCCTCAGAAATCCCTTGTTGGCAAAGAAGCTACCATCCCTCAATGAACTGAAGAGGAAATTTGTATGGAAGCCGAACCCCTCTTACTTTGAGTTAGAAGGTGGGTTTGATTCTTGGTATCTGTTGCCTGATGGCTCCTACTTAAGTAGCAGGTTCAAGGATAGTGGTCATCACATGCACCATGGGCAGCTTGCCGCGTACGCTCTTGGAATGAACCCCGAGGACTTTGATGACGCTTATATCAAAGAAGACACATGGGACAATATCCGAGAGTTCTCTCGTAAGTTCAAAGCCATACGCATCAATGTGACTGGCGACAGTGTGAATGTGGACGCTCTCTTTCCACCAACCCCCGCACAGATGCGTGAACTTGCCAGACTGAGCGCGGGGAACAAGAAGGTCTACTGGGCTGACGATAGCCCAATTACAAGCGAATGGCTGGGTAAGGGAACCTTCCCTGACTTCCAGCGTTGGCTGGACTCACGCTTCGCTCCATCCACCAAGACGGCGGCTGAATATGAGAATGCCTACCAGCAAGACAGAAATGAATATGCTGGTGAGTGGAAAGAAACCGAGACCGAGGATGAATCCCGTACTCGTTACCGTCGCAAGAACGAGTGGGAACAGTCGTTACTCGCCGCACTGTCACTCGGAAAAATGAATCCCGATGATGCCGATACACGCAAGTATCTGGCAACGTCTATTGGTAGCCGTTTTGCTGATGCATTCAAGCCATTGCCACAAGTGTTGTACCACGTCACAACAGCTAAGAGCAAAGTACAGAACGGCGGATTGCAGTCTCGTTTCGAACTCAGTATGCAAAACGGTCTTGGTCTAGGCGGCGGGGACAACAAGTCCATCAGCTTCACCGAGGACTTGGACATCGCCAAGGGCATTTATAGTGCCATGATTGAAGCTAAGCGCGTTGCTGCCGGTGAGTTCACAGTTCAGCAAATGATGGACATTGCAGCCAAGGGAGAGGGTGCCGACCGTCCATGGATTACTGAATTCGTTCGTTGGGCTGGTGCCTATCGTTCACACAATGAGTGGAGCCCCGGCCAGCCGCTGCCTGAAGACATGCAAGCCATTCTGGAAGGCAAGAAAGTCCAGAGTGTGGGATTTGTTGCTCCCATGTCTGAGAGCAAGCTTAAGGAGACTGGCTACGAACCCATAGGTGAGGGCTGGCAAGGACGCGACGAGCACTTCTGGAGTGCCTTCAAACGGCCTATGACTCCCAAGGAGAAGCAGGACGTTGAGTTTGACCAGTACAAGGTCTTCTGCTATGCCCGTGAGAACGCTGGCGGGGCTCTGAATCCCCTGTTCTTCTCTACGGACGTTGAGGGGTTGGCGAAGGTTCCTGAGGCAGAGATTGCCATCCTGAAGTTCAAGCCCGTTCTCGGTGCCATGGGGACGCAGGAATCGGCTCTTGGTGAGTGGCGGACTTACTCTGGTCAAGCTGTACAGTTGGTTGGTGATGTAAGCAAGACAGCCAGTGTCTACGATACCTACACCCCGGACGATGAGGATGACCACCCATTGTTTGATAAATTAATCTCATTGAAACCAGCGTTTGTTGAATGCGTTCAAAAACTGTACAATAAATGGAGGCCAACCAAAACCAAATCCGGTGGTCTTTGTGACGACGTTGCAGCAGCATTCTCAGACATCATCCTGACTCATATAGCCATAGATGACATGGACACTGAACTTGGTGGATACACTGAACATGCATGGATTGTGGCTTACACTAAATCTGAATCATACGTAGTCGATGTTCCTTTCTGGAAATACGAATTCGGGAGTGGTGGGAACTGGAAGAAACTTCCCAATGTCCAATTCACAGAAAACGACATCATAATTTTCCCCACAGATGAACTAATGGTTAAAACGGCGGCTGCCAACCCCCTTGTGATGTACCACGGCACCAGTGAGCCCTTCACAAAAGTGGATATGAGCAAAGGAGCACAGGGAGTGTTCTGGTTGACCTCCGACCCCAATTCTCTAAAGAGTGGAGAGCGCGGTGCATCAAGCACTAAGGTTATCTTGCGTTGTTTGGTTATTATCAAGAACCCGGCTGGATGGGAAGAGTATGAAAAGAAAAGTATTGGTGAGTTGAAGCGCGATGGGTTCGATGGTGTCATTCTGCCTGACCCTGATGGCAGTTTCGACGCCATTGTGTTCAAACCCAGTCAAGTGAAAATCGTGGGGGAGGAAAAGATTGCCTCCGGTTCAGTAGAAGTCTCACCCGAGGGTAGATTCAAGAACTTCACCCTCTCACTCGAAGAAAGAACTTTGGCAAACAAGCCCACAGTCACGATAAGTGCGTACACCATGGGGGAAGAAATCTATGTCGGTCATGTTACCTTTGTAAAACGTGATGACGGGAAGCTAGAGCCTGTGAATCTTGAAGTCTCATACAACTACCGTAGACAAGGGCTTGCTACAGCAATGTACATGTTCGCAGAGCAAAAAACCGGATGCAAAATTGCACCCGCTGTGGAACAAACAAGTAATGGAAGGCGACTGTGGAACCAACTAAACCGTCCCTTCGGTAATAAAAAAGAAGCCAAACAGTTGAAAGACATTGAAGGCAACAGAGATTTGTTTTCAACTATTGTTAAGGAGCAAGGGCTCACTGTAGAAACAGACCCCAAAGGCATTCGGTCGGCAGTTCTGAGACAACCCCTAATCCTTCATCACGCTACTCCGAAAAAGAACCTGCTTGAAATCGAAAAGAATGGTCTCCAGCCTCGTTCGGATGATGGGTGTTACCCCATCGGGAGGAAACTGTTTCTTGGTCTCGAAGACACCTGTTCTCAATATTTAGGCGGTCTGGAAAACATTAAAAATAGTGTTGTGTTGGAGGTTACACTTCCGACAGGTACACGTATCTACGACAACGACTTTGAAGCGGATGAAGTGTTTATCCAAACTGCAATTCCTCCGACTGGGATTAGAAAAACCGCCGCCCGTGGTGAAGCATGGCGTGGTCACGCTGACCAAAGCGAGTCGGAGGAATCCAAGCGTGCATGGTATTTAGAAATGCTTAGAAAACTGATTAGTGAGGCGAAGAATACACTTCGTGATGAGGCTGACCCACTAGAGCAAAAGCGTCTGACTGAAGCCATTAAGACCTATGAGACCTTAAGAGAGAACATGGGCACACAAGGTATTCTATCCCCATTCAAGAGCGCCCTCCTGAAGTCCGCTGCCGACCTGTGGCACGGTGGACGTATCTATGGGCCAATTCAGATTCAAGCACCAACAAAAGGTCGGTATGAAGCTGGGCCGGGGTTATATTTGACGACCAGCTACTCGCGTGCATCTTCGTATGCGAAAGGTGGAGGTTCAACCTTCCTTGTTTCATTGAAGGATGGTCTGAACTTTGCTAATAAGGTTGAGATTCCTTTGAACGAGGGTGCGGAATTTGCCACTCGTTATTTAGGTAAGGGTAAACTAATCGCCAAGGACTTGAAAGCCAACTGCGAACGCATGAAGAAGAACACGTTCACGGCGGACATCCTCATCAACCTCACTGTCAACTACGAAGCCGGTTCCGGGAAGAGAGGCATGTACTTGTTGAACTTCTTGGTCGAACATGGCGTTGACGCTGCAATTGAGGAGCAGGGCAACGGCGAACAGTGGGTTGTTGTTTTCAATCCCAAGGTGGTCACAAAGGTCAGGAAGATTCCCGCCGCTGAGGTCACCCCTGAGATGTGGCATCTTCCGAAAATTGCAGCTATGACACCAGAACAGATGTTACAATCAGCAAAATTTTGGGAGAGCGCCTGTTTCTCTCACGGTGAACCGGGGAGAGTTCCCGCTGAGTCACTCAATTGGAGAGAAGAAACATTTGACCTTAACAAATTAAAGGGGTGGGCTCAAGGAGACTGGGATTGGCTGTATGAAGATGAAAGGGAGAGAGACATCGAGAATTTCGAGACTCTTGAAGGTGCAGAAAAATTTGTCAAAGAGATGTGCGAAGCTATCAAGGATGGGACAATCGAAGAGATAGTTGTAGCTCAGGGAACGGATAAGAATTTCTATGTATGGGACGGCAATCACCGTGTGGGAATTGCCCACGTTATTGGTGTAAACACTCTACCAGCATTAGTGGGATACCAGAAGCCAAAGAAGACAGCCTCAAAGAAGAAACTTTCCATCCTGTATCTGGATGATTGTCGCGTGCCCGACGACCCTGAGGTCATTCATGTTCACAACTATCAGGAGTTCGTGCAATATCTGAGCACGCACGAAATGCCTGACCTCATTTCGTTCGACCACGATATTGACCTTGAACACGCACCGACCGAAGAACAAGCACAAAAGCGTGATGACGAATGGCGTGTGCCTTACGAGGACTACACCAAGCCGACCGGCGTAGACTGTGCAAAGTGGCTCGTGTCGCATAACATGCCAGTTAAAGCGTGGCAAGTTCATTCAGCCAACCCAGTGGGCGGCGACAACATTTGGGAAGTGATGAAAGCCAAATGGCCGCGAGGAGAAGTCTTCTATAACATTCCCCATCACAACGATGAGAAGAATGTCTACGGCGACAAAGTGCGAAATGGGATGCGTGTAGCTGCTGTCAGGCGAGTATTCCATGGCACCCCAGTCGCCTTCGAAAATTATGATTCCCATTGTGGGGTGTACTACTTTACAGACGACACTGAATATGCTGACTGGTTTGCGAACACCAGACATGGGATTCACACTGGGGTAACTCAAATCTATGACCTAGACTTGAAGAATCCCTTCGATGCTCGTAAAGTGAAAAATCTCACCTTCCAAGAGTACGCTCAACTTCTTGGCATAGAGGAGAAAGACTTACTGTGGGAAGCCCGGTGGTATGAGACAGGTAAGAAGCGCCCGTTCTGGTACTGGTTCAACAAAATCAGAATGACCTCCAAAGAAGCCTTTCAAGCACAAGGGTACGATGGTGTGATTCAAAAAGAGCGCACGGCTGTTTATGGTGCCGAAGCGAAAGCAAATTCTTATGTGGCGTTCTCGCCGGGGCAGTTCAAGAAGACCGCAGCGGAAGAATTCAACTTGGATGATTATCTCTCCAAGGTGACTTACGAGAACGACATCTACGACGCCCATGGCAACGAAACCTACGGCACCGTCCGCTGCAAAGGACCGAACGGGCAGACAGTGGGCTACATCGACTACAGTCTTTACACAGACTACGATATACACACGGAGTCCGGTGAACCCGCTGAGGTCATTCATATCAAGATGATTGAGACCCACCCGGAGGCTCGTCACCGGGGGATTGCAACCAAGATGCTTCAGAAGTTGAAGGCAGACTGTCCCGGCTATCTGCTGAACTGGGGGGGTCTCACACCGGCAGGTAGTGCATTTCGGGAAGAGTTTGAAAAGAATGTCACCGCAGCGATGCACTGGTACTACCATATCAGCCCAACCATAAATCGTGCTTCAATTCTTGAACACGGGCTCCGGGCTCAGATACAAGAGTTCATAGACATCAACCGTCCCGCTGGTGTTTATGTGTTCAAGACAGAGCAGAACGCCATCAACTTTGCCCACAATACATGGTGGAATTTCTCAGGAGCCGAACGCGGTCTTGATCTTTGGAAAGTAAAAATCGAATCCACAGTGTTGAAGGTCGATGACCACCCGGAGGTTAAGGACGCTTACTACACTTCAGATAGTGTGCCGGTAGCCAATTTGAAATTGGAGTCATATTTGACTGAAGACGGTGGAGAGTTTGATCCTTCGGAAGAAGATGGACACTTGGAAGAAGATGACATCGAATATCTCGATGGGGATAAAACAGCGTCAAAGATAGCTGCACCGCGTGGCATTTACTATCACGGTTCTTCCATCAAGAATCTGCGGAGCATTCTCACGCAGGGGCTCGTACCCATGGAGAAGGGAAAGAACTGGCAAGACGATCCCGATGCTGGTTTCTACAACCCAAGCCGGGAGAGCTACGGCGGGACATACGTCACCAAGAACCTCATGACTGCCCTTGGTGCTCCACGTGACAAGGGAGAAGAGGGCCGTGAGGTTATTGTGTGCATGGAACTCCAGCCCAACACCTTCTACTTGGACGAGGACGACATCAACTTCTACATCTCGAAACCACTCTCGGGAAATCTAAACGACAGTAGCTACTACATCGGTCTCTACTACCTTGCCAACACGCTTCCTGATGCGGATCAAACTTTCAAGGAGAGCATCGCAGAGATGCGAGATGGCTTCGTGAAGAGAACCATCAAGTCCATCGAATTCAAGATGAACAACTACAGCGAGGAGGGCAAACCTCTCCACGAAGGACTGAAAGCACAACTCGCCAAGCTTTTACATGGTGAAGTGTGGGACGCCTCTCTCAATCGCATGGCAGCACACGCTGCATCGAAGGCATCAAATTATGACAAGGCACACTGGGAGAATACAGTTCACCCACCGAAGAAGGATGCACAGGGTGAATGGATTGAAGAAGAGAGAGCTACGTTCCCATCGGTCGCCGAAGCTGAGGCTCAGTTCAAAACAGCATCAGAGAAAGTCACCCGCACCTTGCGTACTCTCGCAACTCGCGGAAACACTACCAATGCTCGTATCCCAACCCCTATCGGATACAGTGGCTCGAATCATATCACGGCTGTAGCAGAAGTTCGAGATGGCACGAAGTACCGCGAAACTGAGGCTGGTGGGTTTGCTAAGCCATCCCATATCATCGTTCATTATGGCACGCTGCCGCAGAACTTCCTTGACCAATACAAGGAACGAGTGGGTGACAGGTTCGTGGTGACTAAGCCGGGGGAGGAGCCGCCCCCAATGCCGGAGGAGCCTGACAAGGCACCAGAGATGCCTGACCCCAACAACATGGAATTCGCTGGTGGCGTTCCTGAGGGCTGGAAGCTATCTACCAAAAAGGAAACCCCGCCACTGGCGGGGTCCAGTGAAGCACTGTTACCTTAACTACTTTCCAGCCGTAGCAGCCTTCGCGTTGCCCTTGGCAGCGGGAGCCGGTGCGGGAACAGAAAGAACGGAGTTGCCATGCTCGATCCGCGAAACCTGAGTGTTGGCCCGCATCAACGCGCCTGTCCACAAGGACACAAGGGCTTGGGCTTCATTCAAGTGATGCTGCGTGATTTCGAGGAATGCTTTGGACGACAGAAGCGTCTTGTTCGGAAAGTCCGAGGTCGCCAATTGCCCGGTCGCCGACAGCGTGTACCACAGGAAGTTGCTGTCCGCCCACTTCTTGCTGTTGGGTGAAAGCTTCTGCTTGCTCTTCAAGGCGTTGAAAGCCGCAGAACGCGCCCCGCGACGAGTGGGGTCGGTGAGGTCCTTGATGTACTTGGCAGGAAGACCAACACGTTCGATAATACGAGCGGCGTTCACCGGCTTCTTCGCAGCTTCGAGTGCCTTCTTTTCAGCACGAGCCGAGGCGAGTGCCTTCTGCGTCCAGATACCCTTCGCCTTCGCGTAAAGCTTATCGACACGCCACCGTGCCAACATTGGCATCGCCTTGGCAACTTCGTCCTTGGTGTACCCCTCATCCACAAGATGCTGAACGTTCCAGAGCAGGTCAGCTTCCTTGAGACCACGCTGGCGAGTCTTGAGAATGTCCTTGGAGACGGCGTAGGGACGGACTACGAGTTCGCGAGTGTCGGCGTCCAACTTCTCGAAGCTAGGAATATCGTCGTAAACTTCAACAGGGATTTTGGGGTCGTCTTCGCCGAGAAGAATTCTCAAAGCGAGTGCAGCGTTGCGACCAACGATGATGACGTAATCGCCCGTGACTTCGATGGGGAACTTGAGCAGTGCCCCGAGTGCTTCGTCGGCGTTCTTGTATGAAGGAATGAGTTCCTTCGTTACGAAGTCGGGGTCCTGTGCTCCCTCGGCTCGGGTGTCCATCTTGTGTTGCAACTGTGAGTACAACACTTCCGCTTTTGTGCGCGAACTGAAATCAATCACTTTGCTCAAGATGCTCTCCTCTCAAATTGCAGCCGCCGTCGTTTGGACCTCAACGGGTGGTTCCGTCTCTTATTCCTTGGAGAGCGGCTACGACTGAAGTATACCAGAGCAAACTCAATTCTGGCTACTTGTGAGAAAATTATTTTTGATTCAGAAATTGATCCTTTATTTTCAATACGTTACACCAGTTGTGTCAGGCCCTCATCGAAAAACTTCCACTGCATTGGAGGAAGGGACTCTCGAATTTTATCCGGGTTCTGGTAGCGAGTCAAGGTGAATCCCAGTTTCACCAGTGACCAGAACAATTGAATGCGGCTAATCAGTCCGGGACGTTCTTTCTGAAGTTCTGCAAAAACAGGGGGGATGTCGTCAGTGGGTACAAAACGGATGGCGGCTTCAAGCGACCACTTGTCCCCGGAGGCGATGTTGAACAACCCTGTTTCTGGAGCAATGGTGTCCCCCGTCAATTCGCGATATTGCTCAACAGCTACATCACGGTATTTCAATGGGGCTTCAAGAGAAAGATGAACCTTGCCCGGTCCTACAAGATAGCCGAGAAACTTTGCCACGGTGCCTTCATCGTCAAATTCAATCGGGTCGATACTCAGGTAGTATGGACGGAGAGCCTTCTGCTCTTCTCGAATGTTCTTTTCCTTGGCGGCGTCAACTTCATTGACATCTTGTACGGTGTCAAAAGGAACGGTCCACGACCGTCCGTTCTTGCCTTTGATTGTCGCCGTATCGCCTACTAGGTCTACCAGTATACCACGCACCATCATGCCATTGGACAACCGACCCCGGACCTCTATGTCCTCATCCTGCGCTTCTGCGAACTTAACTCTAATGGTCTCCCTGTGAGCGACCTTGAGTAGGTCCTTGTAGACATCCCCGCTTTCGAGCATAAACTCCCCCTGATATAGAAGAAAAAGCACTTTACTCATTCGTTGATTGATGGTACACTGGTAAATACTGAGAAAATGAAGGGGAACTCACATGCAGCGACAAAGATTGAAAGTAGGGGATGTCAGAGTAGTGAACATCAATGGACGACCTGTCACGCTGGTCATCGGTCGGAAGTACGAGTTCAAGTTGAAGCCGGGGTGTCATCCACAACCCCCTACAGCTAGTTCTCCGCGCTTGCAAGTACCCGGCACACCGTACGACGGCTGAGGTTGAAGTACCGGGCAATGTCGCTCCGTGTTATACCCCTCTGAGCCCGAGCATAGGCTATGATGGTGGCATAATCTGCCTTACGTTTCTTTTCTCGTTCAGTGGGGTCTTCAAAGCGATGAAGCTGTGCTTGTCGTATCTTTTCTCTAGTTTCTGCGGAGTGGGTCTTCCCAATATGCGCTTGCCGGTTTTTCTCCAAGGTCTCAGGAACTAGACTCGCCTGACGTATCTTTTCACGCTCCGCAGGGTCTTCATAGTGACAAAGCAAAGCCTGTCGTATCTTCTCTCTATGTTCAGGAGATAAAGGTCTCCCTAGCTTGGCCTGTCGTATTTTTTCTCGACACTCAGAAGAGTGAGGTTTTCGGGAACTCCCTAAGTTCGCTTGTCGTATCTTCTCTCTATGTTCAGGAGATAGGGGTTTTCCTAACTTAGCTTTTCGTATGTTTTCTCTAGCTGCGGGAGAGCGAGTTTTACCCAAACAAGCCTGACTTGTCTTTTCTCGTTCCGCAGAAATTGCATAACGACGACCAGCGGCTTGACTTGCTTTTTCTCGCGCCATTGGATTTTCAAAATAATGAATAGTGGCTTGTCGATTTCTCTCCCGCACCGAGGGGTCTTCAAAGTAGCGACGTAAGGATTTGCTTATCTTTTCACGGGATTCAGGTGTAGGAACTCCCCCCTCTCCTCCTTCTGTCATGTTGTAGCCGTTACTCAGGGTACTGTAGAACTGGATGCAGAATTTCTCCACGTCATCGAGTAAATCTTCAGCTTCAGCTTTCACAGTCGCTATCGTCTTTACTTCAAAAGCATCCCGCCCGTATTTTCGGATAGCTCTATGAATTGCGTACTCACTCGCCCGTTTAGCGTCTGCTAGATGATGATTCCACCGATGTTTCACGGTTTTAATGGTCTTTCCCACATACTGTTTTCCGTTAATTTTGTTTGTAACCAAGTAGATATACCCGACCATATCCGTTACTCCGTGTTCAATTTTTTTCCCCATCTTGTTTTCTTCATGAAAGTCACAGATGTGATTTCATGTCCGTTGGGTCGGTTAGTTCTCTTCCCTTGCGGAGTTCCACCACAATCCCGCTTCTCTAATTTCCATCCCGCCGCTTTGAGACTGGTTCCGGGTTCGGTCTCCAAAATGTACGTTTGAATTTTGCGGTAGCCAAGTGCCTTGGCGGCCTTAGCACTCGCTCCGTACAAAAAGCTGCAAGCGTTGTCAGTACCATTCGTAGCCAGTCGGCACACTTCAATCGTCTTCCCATCATCGAGAGCCCTGCACGCGGGTCGCATACATATCGCTACACCCACTAACTCTCCGTTCTTCTCACACCCAATGCTGAACTTGGCAACCCGAATTGGTTTATGGTGACGGTGCCACCGTTCGACCGCTGCATTACTCTGCCAAAGATGAAGGGGCACCACCTTCAACTTCCCGGCTTGCCTGAGGGCTCGGGCAGCTTTCATTTTCTGCCGACGACGATACGCTCGTTGAGCAGCGGCGTGGTCCTTGTGAATCTTGGGACGCCCAACCTTGCGTTCGGGTGATTTAATTGGTTTCGTCACTCTGGTTCTGGAGCGAGGGGGAGGATTCGATACTCCATTCTCTGTGGGGGTACCATAGAGTCTTACTTAGATGACCCTCGCATGAAGTCTAATACTCAATCTCTCTGGTTGAAAGGCCAACGCCAACGAATCTCATCCGACAGGGTTTTCAAATAATCCCCGTATAGCACTCGTTTGGAGTTTTGCAGTTCTTTTTTATGCGGTAGGCTCTTCTCAATCTCTGGCATAACATCCCTCGCCAGCACGGCTGCACGGATGACTCCACCGCCATTATCCTCAGAAACTGTAACAGGAACAATGAGTACATCCTGATGCTCCAATTTGAACAATTCATCCGTGTGCGACTGACTCTGGTTCCCACCCCGGTCTGCGTAACCAAAGAGGAAGGAGGCGGTGAACACCCTTTGCATTTCAAGAGTCTGTGACTTAACCGCGATTTGTAAAGTCCCACAGCTTCCTGATGGGAAAAACAAATCAGGCTTCCAAGATTTCTCTCCCTTTTTGTAGGTCTTGGTGTCGGGCTCCTCTAATATAAACCCACGGGAGCGTAGATACCGATAAACAAGGAACTCGCCCATCTTACCCTCACGGGTTTGATGAAATATACGGAAGCGGTCTGACTGTCCACGTTCTTCGTAGTAATCTATTGAGGTCTGATAAGACTCCTCGGCGAAAGCACGACATCTCTCAATATCGCCGAGTTCAAACTTGATACGTATGTCATCCATCGCTCTTGTCTCCAAAATTCTTGGTTAGCAACCACATCAACTCTTGAGTGCGATGTGATGGTTCTTTAGTAAGAAAGCCTGAACCCCGCCCATTCTCATACGGGATGTGGATGTTCTTGAATTCGAACTGCTCCTTGGTCCCGTCAACGATGTGCCCAGTAGCCGGGTGCTTGAGGTACCAGTGAGTTGTGTTGTTCGCCTCGGGGACTCGAACCACCTGTGGCTTGTATCCTCGGGTCTTGCCCCACTGATGATACAGATACTCAGCCATGATGTAGCAGTGACCGAACGTCTTGTGCTGACCCTCAGCCTGTGCTCTGTATTCAGGGGAGAGCAACTCAAGTGTGAGCGCCTGTTGGGCCTGCCAGATGAGGAAATCAGCCACCGGCTGACGCATCTCATCTTCAATGATAACCACATCACCAGCCGTCCAGAATTTCTTGCCCAAATAGGACTGTCGAATCTGAGTCTTGCGTTTAGCGATGCGTTTTTCTTCCGGGGTCTTACCTTTCCACGAGGAAGCGTACTCACCTTCAACCACCTTGTTAAAACCCTTCCTCCATTTGCAGAAGGTATTCTTCGGTATAGTGTTACCGTACTTTCGGGTAGACTTACCTTCCACTTGGTTCATGCCGGTGCCTTGAGGGTGCCCCACAGCCTTACCAGCCGTTGCCCCAACGAACTTCCAGCCAGTGTCAATGTAGCCGCGCCCGTCGCCACGTCCGACCGAAGGATCAGGCTCGATGAATGTCTCGAAGCCATAGACCGGGAAACCATAGATGTCCTGCCATACTACAGCAACAGCTTTCTCCCACAGCGACAGAGCACGTCCAAAAAGCCCTTTCTCATGGTTCGTAAGACAATAGACAGTATTGTCTACTATACCGTTCATCCACCGGGACATTCGTTCTTTGGTCTTCATCTCTTTAGAGATGCCAAAGAACTCATCCCGCTTCGCTGTACACTTCACAGCACCACCGCCCGAGATAATCCCGGCGAGTTCTCCGTTGTACCAGATTAGAAAATGGATTTGCTGTCCACGGTCGCCAAACTTCAACCCCTGCTCTTTCCGTTCTTTGGCGGTGAGGACTACACCGCTATTAGGAATGGCAACTCCGTCTTTTTCATCAAGCTTCAAGGAAGCGATGTAGTGAGTTTCTCTCACCTGTGTGAAGCGTGGGTCACTCGCGGAGACAAACTCAAGGTATAGAGACGGGACTTCCATATACCTTGTTAATACCCGGTTTTTGAAAAAGGAAAAGCCCCTTCGTCAACTCACTTCCTTGCCAGCGGATGCGTCCACCCGCAGACTTTAGAAAGGTCCTTTACTGCCGTGTCCCGACGCTCGGATTTATGGGACTGCCGACGAACAGTAAGCAAGGGTGAGTTGACGAAGAGGCTCTCGTCCGGGTGAGTGGTACGCCGTGTCGAATGGCTACGCCTCACGGCCATGCCATACTGCGGACTCCTTCAGTCTCACCCGGACGAAACTTGATGGCGGCGTTGCAGGGCGAACCTTGTTGCCGGGGCTTAAACGTCATTGTTACGGACGCAGGGCGAAACCTTGTTGCCCGGACTTAAACATCGCCGCCAAACTGGGTGCCCCGCTCAGGATTCGAACCCAAGTCCACCCCACAACTCTAATACTCGCAGCCGAGAGAAGCCGACTTTTCTCAGAGTTCTCTCAGTAGAGTGTCCTAACCAAGCTAGACCACAGGGCACAACAACATTGGAGCAAAGCTTTACGCCGAGGGCTATCGTTTCGAACCGCTTTCCCTCTTAAGGAGTCCCTTCCTCCGCCGACTACAAGGCGGTGTGCTCACGCCTAACATTGGGCACCATTTTGTCGGAGTGCGCTACGGTGACCGTTCGCTTTCCCCGGCTGCGCTGTTGCCTCATTCATAGTATACCTGAGTCACCCAAGTTTTGGCTAGTTTTTTGGAAATTTTTTTACAAATAGGGAGGGGCACCCGGAAGGTGCCCCCAATTCAATCCTACGCTTGGTAGGCGAACGTCTTATCCAATAGAATACGATGAAAGTTCTCGACCTATCAACAGCGGTGAAAGGTGTGCCATCTCTGGTGTCGTCTTATATTGAAATTGTGGAAGGATGTTCAACAGCCGAACACCGCCTGACCATAACGCGGCGATGAGGAAGGCTGAACAAATTGTTGCGTTATCTTCGTGCCACGACTGATGAAGCATGAGACCGAGGATGTCTTTGAAATCGTACTTGGTTCCGATTCTTGTTTTGATGAAGCTGGTGATTGTCCTGTACTGGTCATCGTTCATCGGTATGCTGTAGGCTCTTGCACGAATAATCGTGTTCCCGCCAACATAGTAGGAGTCATCATAAGCTTCGACTCCACCTGACGCATGAGCGCCCACATAAGGTCCGCTTAAGCCTAAGGCTTTCTGCTCATCTGCATCGAACAGAAACTCTACATGACACCACTGACTCCCACCAGTGAAATACTCAATGAGACCACTCACCAAATCTTTCTCTGCTACAAACCTAAGCCTGATGTCCGTCATACCCACCATTGTTGTTAGAGTTCAATACCGTGACGCTTGGCGATACGTTGACGAGTCGCCTCACGACGAGCGGCGGCAGCTTTGTTGGCCTCAGACTCACCTTGAGCCTCGGGGGCTTCAGTCTTCGCCGGGGCTTCAGGCTTGGCATCGTGGTCGCGGTCGGTGACGAAGCCAGCGGAGCCATCAGCCTTCTTTTCCTTCTTCTTGCCGTCGTCTTCCTTGCCGTCTTTCTCGTCCTTTTTCTTCTTCAAGAAATCCGGGAGTTCCTTTTTCTTGGCGGCGAGAACTGGAGCCTTGGGTTCGCCTTCTTCATCACGATCAGTGGTGAATTCGATGCTGCCAGCTTCTTTTTCAATTTCTTCATCCAGCTTTTCTTCAGCCGGAGCAGCTTCAGGAGATTCGAGTTCTTTCTCGCCCTCTTCAAACTTAGCTTCATCGACCTTGGGCTCTGCACCAGATTCTGGTTCTTCAGGACCCCACTCACCACTCAACTCTTCCTTGCCTTCCTCACCGAATGCTTCTTCGGCTGGAGTCAAGCTGAGTTCGATACCGAGATTCTCGGCGAGAGTTTCCACGGCACCGGCAACGTCATCGAGTGAATGATAAACCTCGCTCAGAGCGTCAGCCACAACTTCAGGTGCTTCTTCTGCTATCTGGCGAAATCGAGCGGCATACTTACGCGCAGCTTGAATGCGAATCTTGATGCTTGCGGTTTTTGGTGCCTCGACCAAATCGAGGTTCGTCCGCAAGTTGTTCAGGGAATCGGCCATGGTGCCCAGTGCTTCAGCGAGTTCTGCAATCGCGCCATCGGCCTCCTTAGGCTCTTCGACAGCGACTTGACGTAGACGAGCCCACTTGCTCGAAGCTTCCTTGGTTTTGCTTACTTTTGGTGTAGCCATGGTTATTTCCTCCACTGCCTTTTTTGCAGTTCTATTAGGGGTTTTCGTAGTTGCAGTTTTGACCGGGGTCTTATGTTCCCCACCATTTGCCGTACAGGGGCGGAGATTACAGGTCGTACATTCGCCACAATCTTCGCAATACTCGTGGTCTGAGAATTCATCGTGGTTGGGCGTGGTGGGCTCTCCCTCATCTTCGTAGGGGTTGGCCTCTTCCTTGTCACCACGGATGCTCAAAGCCTTCTTCTTGGCTTCGGTCATCGTACGTTCTTCGTACGATTCACCTGTTTGCAAATCCTTCAAGAGGAACCACTTCTTACGCCGGGTCGCATCAACGATTGTGATAGTGAAGCGGTCGTCATCGCTCTGCACAGTGGACATGGAGATACGCTTCCACCCACCGCGTGCCATCTTTGCTGCGGAGATGCCCATGCGTTGGAATTCTGCTTTGGTGTTTTCATCAAACTCGGGCACCGTATTGCCTAAGTCCTCCGTCCCATAGCCCATGTAGTTTTGGACAATCTGGATAAGCTGCATCTTGATACCGATAGTAAGTCGCTTCCACGGTGTGCCAGCTATCTGATACACTTCCGCGTCAGAATATTGTTGAGGCTGCTTTCCTAAAAGAGTGCCGCCATGTTCTGGTCTTGGAATCTGTAAAGTGCTACGACGGGCAATTTCCTGCCGAGTGTCAAACGAAGCCGAATCCCAGTAAACTTCAACATCACGATTGTCAGCCGTCATGTGTAACATGGAATTAGGAAGTTCGGGGAGAATCGTGTGCTTCTCTTTGGTAGTAGCCGACTGGTCTTCAAGAGCCATCGCCTCTTCAACGCTTCTCTGACCTTTGTTAAGTAGAGAAGGAGCCGCAGCACCGGGAATGTTAGGGGTATTCGGTGTAGTATCCTGACGAAGATTCACTTGAGGTTCAGTCGCTATTTTGCGTGAGGCTGTGATGCCCAATCGAGAAAGCCACTGCTTGTCTTCATCGGTGACCTCATGAGATTCGGGGATAACCTCAAGGCCGTCGTTTATCATACCGTCTACAATGTTAGGCGCATACTTCCACTCAACAGCGAAAGCATCCCCCAGCCATTGCCAAGACTCCAAACCAAGATTCTCGTCCACCCAACTCCGACCTTCGTCAGACCTTGGAGTGAACATAACAACAGAACCTTCGTTTCTAACTAGAACATCTGCCATTAGTGAACGTCCCCGTAATACAACGTGTTGAGGCAGTCGCCACAAAGCTTGAACTCGTACTCACGCTCTTCACGATTTGCTGCCTGAGCGTCTTCGAGATTGCGGTAGCCTTTGTAGTCGGTAATATCTCCGCCGCCGCCATTACAATAGTCGCACCCATCCCAACTGAAGTAAGGCTCACCTTCCGCTTCAAACAAGCCAGAAGAAATACACTCTGCAATGAAGTTCTGCATCTCTGGAGGAGTGAGACCAATATGCGGCTCATCCGAAGCTACAACTGAAGAAAGAGAAGCCTTAGGAATAATACGTACAGGTTTGCCTTTGGCAATGCCGTTTTTAACTTTAACAGCGACTCGCTTAACATCGCGCCCTTCGTCTACCCAGTCATAGACGAGAGCCTTCTTAAGTGAAGGAGTTAGTATATAGTTGCCTAAACTATCCATGCTGAGCCAGTGGCTGCCTACCGAAATTACGTAACCACTAGATTGAGCAAGAAGTGACGCAGCAGCCTTCTTTGACGCCACACGGTCATGACTTGGGTTGTTGGCGTGATGATTGAGAAGACAGTCGCCACAGAACTTTTCGTGACATGCGGGACAGTCAGTCGGACCTTCGGCGGTGCCGCAACTCTTGCACTTGGGAACCTCCCATTGAGCCGCAGCCTTACTCGCAGCCAGAGCTAAGGGAGCAAGCGCCTCAAGGGCTTCCCCAGCCCCACCAGCAGCCTCTTCAGCTTCAGCAGCCGGAGCAGCGAGGTCGCCCAATGATCCGCCGCCACCGCCTGAATTGTTATTGTCATTAGACTCAGGCGGGGTTGATTCAATTTCATGATTGATGGGAAACTCTTCAGCCAGTTTCAAACCGCCGAAGGCCGCATGAATTGGTTGCAGTTCCTGCCTGTTGCGATTCTGGTATTTCCAAGCACCGCCAATGTTCTGCATGACTTCAATGAATGGGTTGACTTCTTCGCCGCCCAGTTCCTTGGTGACATAGGTGTCAATCAACTTGGGAAGATTTGCGAACAATATCTTGAACCAAGCTGGTGACTTGTCAGCGCCCAGTCCCTCTTTCCATTCCGCCCAAAGGTCAGTGCCTTTCGGGATGTCTCCTTCTCTTAAGTGAGCATAGAGAAGATCGAATATGGAGAGGTATTGAACCACCGTCTCATCGCGATACTTTTTTGAAAGGTAAGATTCAAAGCCGCGACGGAAGGTCAGCACATCGACGTCGGCGTCTACAGCGTTGTACTCGTTTGGCCGCTTGTGACGATACTGGTCAGCATCCAACAGGTTGACATCCGGTTCACCCTCACCGACCTCTTGCCACATGGAGCTAGTGTTCTCTTGAAAGATGAACTGCTGGATGTAGCGGTTGGCTTCGGCGGTACGCCAATTAAAATTCTGCATCAAAAACGTGGTGACTTGTCTCTCTAAAGGCAACTCGCGAATGTGGGCTGGAAATTTTTTGATAGCATCTTTGAAATTCTCAAGGATACTTCTCTCCGCCAAAGCGTTAATGATGATGTGATGGATGGCCTCATCCTGAACTTCAGGGTCTCTGGACATCAACTTGGGGGCGATTCTGGCTGAGAAGAACCTAGACCAGTTCATCTTCGGGTCAACGGGCAACCCTGCGGCAGCGATGTATTCTTTGACGTAGAGGTCAAAGTCCTTATTGTAGGCGACAACCCAACGCATCCACGATGCAAATCGTGCGAGAGTGGAACTGATAGGACGGAAATTAGCGGGTGTGGGTACAGGGTTACCTTGCAGGTTGGCAAGCCTAAAAGTTGTGCCTTCACTGGATGCAATCTTAGAAGTAACACGGAGGACACCACCATTCGCAGTGTGGACGATAGAGCTAACGTGGATGGGGAACTTAGGCTTAGAGTTCATGCAATTTCACCTATAATAGACGCAGAAAGTTGTTGAATATACTCAAAATGCTTTCCTGAAAAATTGTAACCAAGTCGAATCGCACGAGATAAGTTCTCAGGCGATTTACTCCCGGTCCATTTTGCGGCTTCCAGTAGTGAGGAAAACACATCTCCAGTTTCAACGCATCGAACTAGCTTTCTGATTTTAGTGAGAGTTTCTTCAGAGTGGGTTTTACCATAGAAATGATTGTTGGAACCGAGGACACTTTGACGTTGTTTTTCCCGAGATTCCAAACTACGGGTAAGTCCTGTGTGGGCGATTTTAAGCTTTCCGCGAGTCTCTTCTGATGGACCAAGTTTATTACGTGTGATTACTGCTTTCACTGCGTTTGGGTATGCCGGGTGTCCGATAACCTTACTAATAATTGCATCTCGCACTTCAGGACGATTCCACATATCTCTGGAAGCGGCGGCTATTTTCTCACGAGTAGCTTGACTGTGGGGACCGGAGAATCCTTCACCGCCTCGGCAGATGTTATAGCCGACCTCTGGATTGCGAGAATTGAACAAAGCGATGAAGAACTGTTCCCATTGGTCGAGTTCTTCTCGCGTTTGAACATCAGAAAGAAGGGCGTGGATAGACCACGCTTTTTTGGGGTGTTTACGCATGGAAGCATACAGATATGAACCTGTGCGACCTCGCTTAAACTGGTACTTAGCGTCAGACATTTTATCTTGAAGATACTTCTTCAAGTTCTTGCCTTTATGTTGCCCTACGTAATACTTGCCCGTGATACGATTGACGATTAGATAGATGAACACAACCTACCTCTCTACCTAATACTGTGAAAGTCAAGTTTCTCGACCTCAATCCAACGTAGGGTCGTTGGGCGAAAAGTCGGTCTTTTTGTCTTCCGCCATAACAGATTTCAAGGTTTCGAGATACTCCGCATGATCCTCAAAAGCCTGAGGGTCATGCGGGGCTCCCTTTTCGTCGTCAGCAGCGGTCTTCGTTGCCGCGCCCATGCGGGTTAGCTCCGAAGCGTAAAGAGAGTTCATCGCTTGAGCATCAACTTGTGCGATTTTGTTAGCCATTGTGGAAATTCTCCTATAGGTAGTAAAAAATACCAACCCTACTAAGGAATTCGTAGTTAAGATTTTAAGGTGCTGCTCCTGATAGGTGTAACCAAGACTGCTCGACACATTCATAAATGGTCACTTTAAGCACGCCATCTGCTGAATAGTACCGGCCTGTTTCCTTCAAATAACCGGGACGACACTTGCTATATTTATGCACTTCATAGTAGTCCCTGTTGACCCCCTTTGAGGGGTGGATACACCCAAAAAGGGGGAGGGATATAAGAGCACCGAGAACCAACAACCCCCTCATTTGACACCTGACTGAGACGGTGGTGCTTCAAGTTGCTGCTTGGCTTTTTGTGCATTCATCAAACTTTGTTGGGCCCTTGTTTGACCCTGTAGGGCATCCTCCTCCGCCTTTTGCAGTTGAACAAGATTCTCAATTTGATTAGCCTGAGCAACCACCACTTGCTTCTGCAAATCAGCAATTTCCACCTTTAGATTGGCAATATCCACATCTTTCTGAGCCAAGTCCAAATTTTGTTGTGCGATTTGCTTCTTCAAAGAAGCCACTAAATCAGTCTGTGGGGTGGAGTCTGCGGTCGGCGCAGACTCCACAGGGGTGGTGGTTACTTTCTTCGGCGACTTTGCCATTGCCATTGTACTGACAAATAGTAATACAAGTGATAAAGCAACAACGATTTTCTCCTGTTTCATGCGTAAAGATTCTCCTCTCCCGTGTAGGGGTGTCGATAATATAATACCGCCCGAACAAGCCCCGAGACGACCGGAAATATCTCCCACAATCGCCACATCGCCATTTAATTTCCGCCACAATTGTAGAATACGTCCCATGTAATATCTACTTGAAAATCTTGGCTAACAGAATTTTCACCAATTACAATGGTCGGAGATGATCCTGAAGTCGTCACAACGGTCATATCCGTCGCTCCGACTCCCTGATTTCCGGCGGCAGGTAGGATGCTCACCACACAATTTGCCTTATTTGTTCTAGTACCCGGCAAATTGATAGTCATGAGAGTTGCCGTTGTAAGTCCAACATCGCCGCCAGAAATTTGCCAATCGCCAGAGAGCGAATCACATACATGTCCACTAGCACAGCCGACTGAGGAGAAATTACTGAGGGCTGAACCGCCTGAAACCGTGGCAGTCCCGGTACCTGCCAAACTAGTTAAAACTGTGGGGAATGGAATTGACACTGAAGCCACCCCCGTACTCCCGGAGGGGTGGGCGAAGGTCAATGTAGAGGTTGGGTTGGTTCCTGTACCCACCACATTTGTCATAGACCAGTCATCATTTATCGCACTACCGTTCCAAACACTCGAATAAAAGTTGAGAGAGTAGGAATTGTAGTTAGCTCCCGATGTGGCTGTGCCCGAGGGGGTGATATAGGATGCAGTGAAATCTGTAGAGCCTGTAAAGTTCGCACTGTTAAATGTTGGCCCGGTTGCCAGCGCAAACACCGTTCCAATGCCTGTACAGGTATTCGCAGTAAATTGACTACTTGAATTAGTCCCCACATTACACGCCGAAGCAGGAATTGAACCCCCATTTACCTTAACAACTGTAGTTGCCACACCACCATTACTGCTCGTCATATCCCCTGTAAATCCGGGCATGATCGCGGTTGGGAGGTACCCGCTACCTGTCAATTGTGGGATGTCATTAGCACTAGTGCCAACCGTGTAACTACCCCCCCACGCTGATCCTGTAGAATTTGGAATACCCGCAGCAGGATAGTTAAAGCTTACCGGAGCATACCACTTATCCAGCACATAGGCTCCAAAAGCCCCATAAATTGCAGTCTGTGTCGTACATTGATTTGCGGTGGTTGAAATTGTAAATCCGTTTAGCCAATTAGACGGCCATGTGAGGGTGTACGGGCCCCCACTACTAGCTTGACATGCGGTCACGGTGACCGCCGCACCCGGAGACCCATTCGCAATCGTCAAAGTCGTATTACCTGTAAGATAAAGACTGTTCAGGGCTCCGTTGTACGAATTGAGAGCTACAGTTCCTGTAGCGGCTATATTAGCAGTTTCATTAGCATTTGATCCACTTAAAGGTAAAGATGTTGGCGTACCTAAGTTTGTGGCCGTTACATTAGCAACAACTGGCTCATTTGCTGGAGTAAAAATGCTCGTATAGAGGAAGTTACCGATGTTATTGACCACAGCACCGTTGATTATGATTTGACCTGTTGAACTCGTTCCATTTGGAAATGAAATCAAGGTATCCCCGGATGTGCTTGACGCGGCTACATACGAAACATCTGTGGCGGTGAATGTTCCGGTCAATTGACTCTGTTCATAGAATAAGGCACCCGCCGCAGCCGCACCAGATTCTTGTATCAAGTGATCGTTAACGAGATCAATCGACGCTGGTTGCACACCACCACCAAGGAAAACGATAGCCGTCATTGCTGTTGAACTATTGAAGTCAAAGCTGGAGTTAGTTATTTTGAGATGATTGAGACTTCCCTCAAGATAAATCGGTGCGAAAAGACCGCCGGTCATATTCCACATGTTCATGCCGTCGATGTCCAGAGTATTTATAAGGGTCGTAGTACTGAACGCGCCCTGCCATACGGCCAGCATAGTAGGTGTGTTCGACAGACTAGTCTGTAAATCTTCGATTTTCAAGTTATTTATTACTATGTTCCATGTGGACCCCGGCGGAGGGATCAGTATAAGTCCCTCTTGTTCACCCGATCCTACAGGATTCATCAAACCGTTGTAGGCTGAGAGGGTCTGTCCAATGTGACGTAAGGTGATGTCGCCACCTGCATAGGTGGAAATTTGCACTGCGCTGGCTCCAATGTTTCCGCCTACGTCATCTACGATGATCTTGTCTAGTTGACCCTGCTCCAAGCCGACAGCGTAGTTAAAACCAAAGGGAAGAGAGCCCCCAGTACAAGCTGTACACGTATAGGGAGCACCAATCACATGTGTAATTCTAATGTTACGAACTGGGATAGGCGCTCCACTTGAATATGATATTGGAGTTGCCCCGGAAACAGCTACACCATGACTTTGAACTGATCCACCCACCACATTACTTATTGACACCCCTGAAATCACACCATAAACCATCTCAGTGTTTGGATAATAATTGCCATCAGCCGCTGCCAACGCCACCATATCATCCCCGGACGTTCCAAACACACCATCAACAACCCCACTCTTTATCGGCCCCACCATGTGAAGCCCATCCTGTGCGTAAACCCACCCACGCACCGTCAGATTTTTGAACACAAAGTCATCAGAGTCCATAATCCAAAAATTGTAATGTCCAACACCAGTGGGTACTGTGCAGGAGCCGTCACATGCATAAATATTTTCTAGGTGCAAGCGATTGGTCGAGACCATCCATATTCCGAAACCGTATTCCGCTGGTGCTCCCCCTTGCATCAAAAGGTTAAGATTCTTGACGGTGATGTCATGGTCACGGGAAATGATTTTACAGGTTGTTGGGTTGGAAGCCGCAGATGGAGGGTCGGATAAAGTCGCCGAGGTTGTGCTATTCACAGCAGCTATTGTTGTGTGCCAATCAGTGCTTCCAACTGGAGGGCCACCAAAAGCCAGCCCCCCGGCGTATCCGCCAACACAATCAATAGACTCCGTGCCCACATCTGCTTGAGTAAAATTGCACGTTGCAGATGTGATCGTATCAGAGCCCGGAGTCAAAACAACGTCTGTGCAAGTGCGGTTTGGTACTTGTGCAATTTGCGAGTTGCCCAAAATATAGTCATCGCTTGAAGGGTTGTAAGTGATCGTGGTGCTGTTGAGCCCATCCCAAATGGTGTTTGATCCGATGGTAAGATGCCCGGATGTTGACCCCAAAACGCAGTTACCCGTGGTAGTCACATACCCCCCTGCGTTCAGTGCCGCTTGCAATGCTGCTGTATCGTTAACACCGCCACAAACCACACTGGGTTTAGAGAAATTATCAACCTCCCAGCCATCCGTACCGCAATGGTAGCGTCCATTGGGAGTTACAGACCTGTCTTGATATGGTTGCCCATAATTTGCGGCTGTACAACTTACACCCACTGTCGTAGGGGTTCCAAGACCCGTGATGAGCGGCCAACGAATATCTGTAGTGGGGTTAACCTGCGCTCTGGCGCTCCCAACAACAGTCATCAAAAGACCGAACAACAAACAACTACTAACTCGCATAAATCTCATGTGTATCTCCATTTGTGGTATTGGGTGGTGGTGAGAATAATATCGTCAGGACATTGCCTGTGATACTATAGTAAGAACCATATATTCTTTTGAGTCCATTTACAAAATAAAATGACCTTGTTGGATTGACAGGCGTGAGTGGAAGCGTGTAAGTTGTTCCACCATTCGGGGCTGAAATTATCAAGGGAGCACCGAGCGTGCTCGTAATTACACCAAAGGCAACTGCAACAGTAGTCCCATCGGGTTTTACAATGCCAAGATTGCTGGTGGTCGCTGTTGGCAGAGAAGTAGCAACAAGTTGACCAGATGAATTTGTTGCTACGTACAACGCTGAAATTGGAACCGCTGCGCCATTGACCCGAATCACAGTCGCTGCTTGTGAACCACTTCCCGGTCCTGAAGTTACGTCACCAGTAAGCTGGTCAATTCCAGACGTTCCAGAAATGGCGCTAATAACCCCATCAGTGATAGAAATGGTGGTTCCGTCTGGTTTAACTGCCCCTAGTATTGAAGTAGTGGCTACTGGTAAATCTGCTGCAACCAAGGTTCTAAACGCTGGAACTGCTGCTGAACCTGAAACGGGACCGGCGAATACCGAATTTGCATTCTGAGGATTATCTACAATAACAAGTGTTCCACTTGTCGTAATAGGTGAACCAGATACCCCTTGATGCGCTGGAACAGACAAAGCCACGCTCGATACTGTACCAACCCCTGCTGGTAAGTCAGCAAATACAAGATTACGAAATGCGGGAGTTCCCGCAGAGCCCGAAGGAGGACCGGCGTATACCGAGTTGATGGCCTGATTTGCTTTTGTAACAGTGAAGGTGCCCTCTGATGTAATAGGAGAGCCCGTAACAGTGAACTCTGAGGGCATGGACAAAGCCACGCTAGTCAAACCGGCGAGAGGTTCCCATGTCGAGCCCGTGTAATAAAAGAACTCACCAAGATTATCTGCCCAAACAATCCACCCTGTGTTGGGGATGTAGAAATCCCACGCAGGAACCAAATTGTTACTTCCTATTTGAGTAGCTTGCGTCGTCCACACAGCTATCTGGTTGACTTTCCCTGTCCATATCCCCGAAGGAGTACCTAAAAGAAGATAGGCATCCCCATTATTTGGAAATGGTGGTGGTACCGTCACTGTCGTGTTCAACACGCTAGCTTGAATGAGATTATCTATTGCCCTCAAAAAGGGGCGGAGTTGGTCATAGTATGCCTCGCCTATCGTGGCATTGTTTATCAAGCCAAGCTTAGGTCCGAAAGATAGCACCGCTGTTCCCATAAATATTTCCTTTCCTCTTAGCTTGAAAATTCCTGTGCAAAGTTCTGCCCGAACCCATCTGTGATTACAATGGGGGTGAAAATTACAGTAAGGGGTAAGAGAATTGTCACCGCAATGTGGGTGAGTGTGTCATAAGCATTGAAAGTCAAAGTCATACTCTGCTGTAATCCGTTTACAATCTCATACAACCCCTCAGTGCCCACAACAGAGATAAGCCCCGAATTAACAGGGGGGTCAACCCCGTTATTCCCTGTAATCTCCACCTGTACAATGTTTACCGTATTCCAAACAACGTAAATAGGTGTATATGCAACCATTGTTGATGGTATTGCATCCGCAAAAGCCATAGGGGCTAAAGCCCCATCGCCTAAAGTGCTGTATACGCCCATAAGAGCAAAACCGGGAAGGTACACTGTAGTAATCGGTGAAATTGATTGTGTAGCGTAAAACGGCGGATTTGGCATGTGGTGGATTACTTGAACCACACCTTGTAAATTGATGTTCTGACTCATGTAGAGCAGGTACCGATTGTTGGGCAAGTCAAACACAAAACTACGCACAGAAACCAAAGTGCCGTCTACATAGACTCTCAAATCCCGACGAGGATCGAATGCTCCTAACGGTCCAATCTGTGTCAACGGCCCTGTGTAGCTGTCTCCTAGAATCCACTGAATGCGATTAGGGTATGGGGCGTTGGTCTGAATACTCATCTCAGTCATTGTCACCCTCCGCTACAGATGCCAATAAAGATGCTTCCAATGAAGTTTGCTTTCTCTTTCTCATATCTTCAACAAACTTCTTTGCCCTCTCAGTAGACTCGTCAACCCGTTGACGAGTGGACTCCAGTGCCTGAATCAATTCTTCATCGGTGGGCACGTTATGCCCGTGTTCCTGTTTCTCGTCTTCAGTCTCGTATGGAAGACCCCTATGCAAGTGGGGTTGATTCTTAATTTTCTTGTGATGCTCTTCGCGAAGCTTTTCTTCTTCCTGCTCAGTCAACGCGGTGAGGTCTTCTTCACCTTCAGGCTCTTCCGCAGTGATGTCCTCTGTCTTAGGTGTCTCCACCGTAGCAGGAGCCGGAAGAGTGGCCGGATGGTCACGACCAACAACATCAGGATTCTGTCCCTCTTGAGCGAGGGCTTTGTCTTCTTCGTGCTTGATTTTACCGAGAGATTCTTCCTCCTCCCGCTGCCGCAAAGCATCAAGCAGCTTTTGTTGAATCTCCTTGTTCTTCAACTTGCGGATTTTCTTCAGTTCCTGCCGCTTCTTCATTTCATCCTGCCGCTTTTTCAGCCGGTCAGGAGTTTCCTTCTGCTTCAGTTGTTCCTTGTTCTTGCGAACCTCCATCTCGCGAACGATGTTGATGATGTTGTGTTGGACGGAGGGGAGGATGCGTTCGAGCACAGCCTTGCAGTGCTTGCAGATGACGAAGTTGCCGCGCAGGTCGAGTCGTTGCGTTGGTGCCACAAGTTCAGGACGGGGCTTGCCGAGGAGACCGTCACGCTGGTGAAGATTCCACTGGGCTCCCCAATAGAGAAAGGCGGGGCAGGAGCAATTCAACTGCACATCGAGGTCGTTGGCGTTCTGTGTTTCCTGCACCTTAGAGACATCGAACTTAACGCGCACGTCGTGACCGGATGGGTCGGAGTAGGACTCACGACACTTGACATTGTAGTGAAGGAAAAGCTGCTTGGGGTTTGAATCAAGGAGAGACGCTTCGCATCCCGGACGCCGTTTGACTGAGAAAGCGTTTGTCTGAGCAACCAACTCCGGTACTGAGATGGCAACTTTGGTGATAGGTGCTTTACACTGTCCCAGTGGGATGGATATGAAAAACAGTGAGGCTCTCTTTGAATTGGTTGTCTTCACGAGATGAACAACCCCGGCTTCATAATCAATCAAGTCGATGATTTTGCCGCCAAACTTCTCTTTCAACGCGATGTCGAAAGAGTTGAATTTTTCAATCGTGTCGTCATCAAACTGACGCAAACGGTCTGAGTCCTCTCCACTTATAGGAAGAGTTGCCATGCTCCACTGTACGAAGTTTGGAGCATCCTGTTCCTCATCCAATCCCTCGTCCTGAATGGCATTCCAAACATCCGGGGTTACTGTCTTGAAGAGCAGAGTGCTAACCGCATCAATGTAGTTGGATTCGCTCACGCAGACTAAGCCTCTATGGTAGAAACTAAAAGTTCTGATTCTACAGAGCCCGTTCTACGCAATTGAAAGTAGTGCTTTTGACAATAATCCTTGTATGGCGTGACTCTTCCGCACTCAGCGACAATACAGTAGTTTGGGGCCTTTCGGGGTCGTCCACGACGCTTAGATTTTGGTGGTGACGGGGGTGTATACTCCCGTTCAAGATACAGAGCAGCGAGGCGCAACAATTCAGGATTGTCTTTGAATCGCCCTAGCCCATTGTTACACTGCTCACAAAGCAATCCCCGTATCTTGTGGGTCACATGGTCATGGTCAACTGCCAGTCGATAACCATTTACGGTCGGGTTGCTGCAAATAGCGCAAACCCATCCTTGCTCCTCACCCATCGCTGCATATTGTTCTGGCTCGACTCCGTAGTGTCGCCTAATGTTTTTACGATGCCCATATTCTGCCCACTGACTTTTGTTCGCTGCTTGGTGCTTCTTGACCCGTTCTCCACAACAGACCCGACACCAAGCAAATTTGGACGTTGTAACCACACCCGTTTTCTTACTCACATAAGAAGAACTATCGTAAAAATCGGATAACGGTTTGGTTTGCCCACAAGGTCCCTTGCACAATTTCTGTTCCATTTTCCGAACCCCTACTTATGTATCACAAATTCGGAAAATCAAATGGGCTTGCGTTCCCCTCTCCATAGAAAACAACCCGGACTTTATCGTGTAAGTTGGGAATAGCAGCGTAACCCATACTGATAAGTCGGCGAACAACAAGGGCTTTTAGATACTTACGATGCTGACGGACGTTCATATCTCCCTTGGTATTATTACACCAGACACAGGCGGGGAGGAGGTTGTCGCTCCGGTTGGTGCCGCCCTGAGCACGAGGCGTTGCATGGTCGATTGTTTTGGCCTCCCGGCCACAGAACCAGCAACAACCGCCGCATTTTTGGATAGCCTCAATCCATAGGGTACGAGGGGTACGAGACAATTATTTCTCCGAGTGCCAGTTCTTGGTGCGTTGACCTGCCCGTATCTGGTTATTTCTAACCTGTAATTTTTTGAGTGTCTTGGGGCAGTTATCAGCACGCCAATGATAGGACTGGCTAGTGCCAACGGGTGGACCGTGATTTTCGCTTCCACAATAAGGACAAGGTTTGTGTTCCACCCCGTCTGTCCTAAAGTGTGGGGGCGTGAGTTTCATCGTTCTCTTCAGTTTCTTTTTTGGCTAGTGCTGCCACTAAACGAGAATTGTCAGCGATGAGAACTTCTTCACCGTGTGCCTTACGCCGCTTGATGGCAATCTCTGCCTTTGTGGGGCTCTCAGGCGCGTCGGAGACCGCTGGAACAGCCTTGGGTGTTTCCACAGGTATGGGAGCCGCCACAGGCGTTGGAGAGGGTGTAGTAACCTCTTCGATGAACTTACTCTTTAGCATAGCTACGACACCCAGTGGGTTCTGTTTTACCACCTTGACAATTTGCCCATTGCGATACACAGTAAGGCGATTCTGGTTAGCGGGATCATGTACCAGAAGGTCGCCGGGGCGAATGTAGAACTCGAAGTTCACAAAATTGATGGTGTGCTTGGCTACGTAGGATTTTTGCATGGGCCTTTGAGACGCCTCCTCAGACAACTAATACTCAATAAAGAAGCGTATATTGGGTTAAATGAAGTTAGCTCCCAGTTACCGGGCAGCAAAAAGGCACTCCCGAAGGAGTGCCTCTCTGGTTTGAGTCTCGAAGTCAGCTATTAGTTCTCGCCGACGTTCTTTGTGGAGTTGAAGCGGCCAGTAACGGTCAGACGCTGAACACCAGACGGGTTGAAGACCAAGAAGCCAAGGTTCTCAAAAATCGAGAAACCAATCTGACGCAAGTCAGGGCGGTCAGCCGACATGACGGTAAGCGGAATACGCTCAGGGATGACACCGAGGAACTCGGCATCGGCCAGAATGTACACGCAACCATAGCCAACCTTACGGGACTGGAGCAGAGTCGAACCCCAAAGGTAGCCCATGACGCCTGTCTTGAGCAGCTTGCGCTGGGTCTCACGGTCGATGTTCTGCTGAGTCCACTTCAACAGGTCCGTGTAGTCACGGGGGTTGAAGAAGCAGAAAGCAACCGACAAGTCATGACGCTGCACCTGTCCGAAACCATCGGCCATCGAGTTGATGTCGATAGGAGCGGAGATAGCAATGTCAATGTTGTACACCGGGTCGGTCGCACCAATGAGAGAACCATTGGCAGCGGTCGCCACAGCGTCGAACAGTGTGAAGACGTAACCGTCTTCGGCGGCACCCACTTCAGCCTTCGCGAGGTTCAAAGAACGGGCAACGAGGTCGAAGCGACGTTCCTTAATCTGCGTGATAGGAATCATGGGGTTTGAAACGATTTCGAACGTCGGAACCGTGACACGCTTTGGCTTAGTCACGCGAACGATGTCTCCACCTTCTTCGCCAACCACGAAAGCTTCCACAAAGGAGCCACCGGGAGTCGAACCAACCGTCATAGCGGCTGTGTCGAATTCCTTATCGTAGATGGGCAGGGCACCGTCAGGAAGTGTTTCTACCATCAAAGCCTTACGGGCGATTGACATGTAGTCACGACGACGGCGGAGTGATGGGCCGAGCGAAGCAGCAAGCTTCTGACGACCACCGGCAGTCTTGAGCAACTGACCAAGCATTGCGGTCTGTTGCTGTGTGCGAGAAAGGTTAGCCATTTTGTATTCTCCTTTTTCTCTTAGAGCAACGAGGCAACGCCAAGCCAAGGCTCAGCAGTGGTTGGGACGTGAGTGCAAATTCCCACGATGACCGAGTTCGCACCCTTACGGGCAACGTTCGTGTAAAAGCCGATGCCAGCGGTTGCTCCGCCGTTGTAGAGGTACGCACCGATTGAAGTGGTAGTGCTCCACGTTGCACCAGCATCATAAGCTTCCGAGTTCACATTGCCCTGCCAGAGGGCACGAACAACCGGAGCCTTCTTGGAACCCGAAGGACCAATTGCACCAGCGAATTCGCCGGGGCCATTGATAAGGGAACCAAAGGGAATAACACCAGCAGTGTCACCGTTGGCTGGAACAATTACCGCCTCGTACTGAGTGGCAACTGCTGGAGCCGCGAGTGCGACAATCTTGCCACCGAGGTAGCCAGCAGCAGTCAACGTCTGTTGGTCAGTGCCGGGGTCGCCGGTAAGCACAACATCAGGAGACCACTGGGTGTCATTTTGTCCATAGTAAGTCAATTTCAATGCCATACTATTTTCTCCATGTAGAAGTCTTTGAATTAGGTTTCCATTCCAATTCGCAGTCGAGGAGACGACCCTGAACTATAGAATGGACTACCTTACTTCGTACAACTAAGGTATGGATAGTTACAAAATGCGATTTATTGGAGTTAGCGCCCGTAGTGGCTGACCGTAGATGCGAAGAATATGTTGAATGAAATCACTACTATCTCCATCTATAGGAGCAGCAAATTATGGCAAATAGAATTCGCAAGCTTAAACTGGTGGAAAAGGATGGAGTAGTTTACAAGCGATGTTCAGGGTGTGGGCTTCAACCAATATCTAAATTCGGATTCCTGCTCAAGGGAAAGCTAGGAAGCGACGGGCGGCCTTTTTACACGAGTCAGTGTAAGACATGCCAAAGAATACGCAGAGACCAGTTCCACCCTGAGAGAAAAAAAGAATGGAATAGAAAGGCGGTTTACAAACGGCACAACTTGTCGGTCGAACAGTGGGAGGCTCTATTTGAAAAACAAGGAAGGTGTTGTGCTATATGTCGCAGTTCGACTCCGCGTGGTGGGGGTGACTGGCAAATAGATCATGACCACTCTTGCTGTCCGAGCACCCATACCAACAAAACCAGTTGTGGGAAGTGTGTGCGAGGCATTGTATGCAGTCTATGCAATCGTGGATTGGGGCTATTTTCTGATGAGCCCAAACTTCTTCGAGCCGCAGCGACTTACCTTGAAACGTACAACACCAGAGGAGGGATGCCTCTGGAGCAACGTCAAAAAATAGCCGCGCATTGGACCCATGAACGCAAACAGCGACAAGCTGAAATAGCCCGTCGAGTAAACGATGTAGAAAACAAAAAACTAAATGACTATGTTTGTCCAACCTGTAGCAGGGAGTTCGAGCAAATAACCAAAGGTAGGTATGGAGCCCACCGTAAGGCGTGTCTACATTGGAAACAAGTGGCTGAGGCTCTTGAAGAGGAAATGGGTAAAACACTGGATGAAATTCTCGATACCGTTTAAAAATGCCAGCGATTTTTTGAGATTTTGAGTATTAGTGGATGAGGGCTAACGCCCGAATTTGTCAAGTCTAGTTGAGGAAAATAAAATGGTAAAACCGCTTAAGTCGGTGGCGCGTCCTGCTGCCCCCACAAAACCTGCCGAACTACCTTCCGGGATTTTCTACGCTGTTGTGATGTTTGATAGTAGCGAAAGTCTCAAACCCAAAAAAATGTCATCGCGTATCCGCAATGATTTTGACCACTATGTTGTAGTGAACTCATCTCCCGCTGGGTGGGCGTTAGATGATGTGCCTACATTGTTTACCACTCTCGCTAAAGCACAGAATGTGAAGACAATTGTCGCTCTTGACTATGAAGACACAGAATCCGTGCAAGTGTTCATTCAAACTTTTCGTCTTGTTGAATCCAATTGGAGCCCCGGAGCAGATACTTGGACCACCCGTCGTCATGATGCATGTGATATGGCAGAAGGCGTCATGGCTTATGACAAAACTGCGGAACAAGTAAAAAAGTTGGCAGGTAAGGTACTGACGATTCTTGATGCTGCTTACGTGAATGACAATCAGAACAAGGCCGTGAAGGATTTAGTTAAATCCAGCTTCCGCTCTCAATTGTCGGATATGTGGAAAATAGCGTACGCCGATCCGAATAGCGATTGCAGCGAAGGGGTCTGTCAGAAGGACATTCTGGACGACTAAAATCAAAAGCCCCCGGCGAACCGGGGGCTTTGAGTTATGTATGGATGTAATGTAAGTTAGTCTTCGTCCTTGCCGAAGAGTGCCTCGCCGACATCGAACTTGTTGGCAGATGCAATCTTGCTGTCAGACGCTGCGGTGGTCTTGATCTTCTTCAACACAGCAGCCTTTGGCTTTTCAAGCTGATTCACGCTGTCCTGAGGAGTGCGCTTTGCACCCTGCTCTTCAGGAGTAATGTCCTTGATCGTCTCCGCCCACAGAGTGTTAGAGTGGTCGGATTCGTTGTCACGGTCGTCACTGGTGGCTTCATCCTGCTTGAAGTGCTCGGCAGCTTCGCTGAAGGACTCAACAACTTCCATACCAGCGACCTGTTCAGCGGTCTTCAAACTACCAATGAGTGCAGCCAGTGGGTCGCCGTCAGCGCCCTGCATGGAGAACATGTTGTGCATGTCAGCCATACCGTCGTCGTCCAAGGAAGCTTCGAGTGAGGAGGCAGCGGAAGGAGCGAAGAAGTCATCCTCTTCACCAGCTTGCTTCTCGTCGCCTTCGTTCGCAAGAGATGCAGCCTTGTCTTCCATATCACCCTCATTGAACACTTGGGAGAAGTCGAGTTCCTGACCCTCTTCGCCGGGGACCTCTTCGCCTTCGATGTCATCCAGACCTTCGAGACCTTCAAGGCCCTCTTCTTCGCCTTCCAACTTGGCGAGGTCGAGTTCCTCTTCGCCCTCTGAGAGGATTTCGGACTCGATAGCCTTGATAGCGGCCTGAGCCTCGTCAATCTTCTCTTCGAGAACTTGCTTCTTCTCATCGGTCAGAATTTCAGTTGCTTCAGCTTCGGGGTTACCCTCAACTGGAGGAGGCAACTCAGCCGGTGCTTCTTCAGCCAGAGGAGCCTCAACTGGGGCTTCTTCAGCAGCCGGGGCTTCAACTGGAGCCTCTTCGCCTTCAGCCGGTGGGAAGTCAGCCTTCTTGGCATTGGCGTGCTTGTCGCACTTCTTGCCGTCCTTGCAGTCAGCACAAGACGCTTCCTTCTTCTTGCACTCGGGGCAACCCTTGCAGTCCTTACCGTCGCACTTTGCGGCAGCAGCCTTCTCGGTCTTGCCATCGGACAAGTTTTGTGTCTGACCCGGCTTCTCGCCAGCATCAGGACGTTCGCCAGCCTTGGAGGCATCAAGTTCCTTGGGCTCTGTGTGAGTCCCGCCGCCGCAGCCACGACCATCATTGTAAGTGCCTTCCTGAGGACCGGCGTCCTTGCGGTCGTCGGCAACCTTGCCAGCATTCTTCGCATCGCCCTTGACTTCGCTGGAGACAGCCTTTTTCTCAGCATTCAAGATAGACGGGTCTTCAAGCAGGTCATTCATTTCGACCTTGTGAACTTCCTTGAAGGTTTCCGCGACCTTGGTATAGTGGGCGTTGATAGCAGTCTGACGAAGGGCCGCCTTGAGCACCTTTGTCGAGTTAGAGAGTAAAGAAGCCGCGAACGCCTTCTTTACATCATCGGGGGCTGTCGGGAGCATAGTCTTGGCGATAGTCCACGCGGATGCCACACGGGTCTTGGCCTCCTTAGTAATCGCCTCCCGCTTGTTCTTAGCCTCGGCAAGCTTCTCCTTCAGTGAGGGCTTGGTAGGTTGATTTGCCATGTGAGTATCGCCTTTCTTCAAGTCAGAGGAGTCCTTAGACCCCTTCTTATCTTGGAGTTCATAGTTGGTTTTTTCATTGATTTTTGCGTTTTTGGTGCTTGCCATCGGTGCCGCAAGGGGCTCAGCCGGGGGAGCAGATGCCTCAATGGGCGGCTCGGTGGTTGGCGGGGCAAGTGTTTCATCAACTCCAACACCGGCATCTGCCGGAACTTCAGGAGTTGACAGAGGGGCCGGAGCGCCCGGAACCTCAGGAGTCATAGGTGGAGGGGGAACCATAGGTGCTCCCATTGGCTCAGACGAGGCTCCATCTGCGATAGTTGCAAACTGTTGGTCGAGAGAGTTCAACTCGGATTGGATGTCATCGCTCCAACCACCACCCTTAAACTTTTCCCATTCGGAGATAAGTTGAACACGCTCACGCATGGAGCGAATCTCTTGTTCGAGTTCTTCGCGCTTATCGGAGAGGAGGTCAAACTGCTCACCGATACCAGAGTCCATCATGCCATCCATGGGGGCTTCGGCGTCGAGGTCAGCGAACTGTTCGTCAAGTGCGTCCAACTCAGCAAACTTCTGCTTGATGTTCGCAATGATTCGAAGGACTGCCGTGTCTGCTGCTTCTTTTTTCATGTTAGCCATTGCTTGTTTTCCTTCTTGGCCCTGTTCAGATTTGTTAACTCCATAATCTTCAGGAACCACGAGTTTGCCATGGCAAACACCACATTGCTTCTTTTGGTCCTGAAAATTGGTACAACCAGTCCCTCGACATTGAGGACATTCTTTATTAGCCATTGAGAGCCTCACTATATGTGTACGGTATTTGAATTTCTCTATTCTTAGCCGCGACACTCATCTTTTTTCGAGTCTCTTTTGAAAAAGGGGCACGACCGAGTACCCACCCTTGCTCCTTAAAAACAGGGAGTTCCTCAACTTTGATACAACGAGTTTCCTGAGTTGAAGGGTTGAATACCCACTTCGTTCCAAACATGCCATTGATGCTACCGACCAACTTCTTCCCATTCTTGCGTAGCTGTTCTATAACTTCAAACTTGTGCTGTTTTCCGAGAAATGGATGGGGATTATTCTCATGCCATGCTTTTCTGGCGTCACTCATTTTCCTACGAGTCGTATCAGTAGGAACGAGCCCGTCTCCTCCAAGAGTGGAATTGTACCCCTTATCTGAGTCGGAGGATTGATATTGCTTAATGAGTTCAATCTCAAGCTGGGATAGCTCCTCTGATGTCTCAACTTTACCCAGCACCTGTACTTCGAAAGCAGCGGGACCGTACTTTCGAATAGCGTTGTAAAAGTAGTAGGGCTTTCCTTGTTTGGCGTTATCCAAATGCTGTTGCCAACGCCGCTTCAATGAGAGTTTAGTCTTACCAACATAGACCTTTCCATTGACCTTGTTTGTAATGAGGTACACTATCATCGCCCATCCTCATCCAACCAAGAGTCTATAACTGGTAAAGAAGACGCCGCCTTTGCAAAAACACCCTTCATGTAGGCATGTCCGCCTTCCGTGCTGGCTGCTTTGCGCGTGTATGGAGTCTTCGGTCCGACCCATTCATCTGAGACGATTGACCGTTTCGCTGCACCGGGGAAGGCCGGAGTTGCTACCCACGACGCTTCCACGAACTTTACACCACCGTTGGATAGAGTCTTGTGACCGCACAATTCGGCGACACGACGGGAGATGCCGTCGTCATCCACAAGGAAAGTACCCTTATTGAAATTCAGGTGGTGACAATATGTACTCTGGTCGGTAACACGAGCCCCACAAAAGGAACAGATAACGAGGTCGGTTACACAGCCCATGGAAAGATACCGGACATGACCCTCACGAATGTCGTTGACCAACTTATCGTGAGCAAGATCGGTGGCAACGAGAATGTCACAAAAGTACACCCAACATTCCGGTCCAGCAATTTGAATCTTGCGGAGGACAGCATCGAGGATGTGACCCTTGGCGTACTTGGAATTCTGAAAGTGTTCAACGAAGTTGAAAGCACCGACGAATGAACGATGGGAAAGGCGGAGAACTTCGTTCGTCCATGCGTCATCGTTGTTGTTCACGAGATGGCTGCACTCGGGCTTGATGAGATAATCAAACGGCTCTTCTTCAGTTTGTACCGACGCCATGATAGTGCAGTGACTCAACAAATACTTACTGGAGTCGGCTGAGATTTTATTGAAAGCAGCAGTCTTGTGTCCGAATGTATGAACACCGTACATCTTGCCCCACTCTGTCACACTGAGTGTAGGCTCTTGAAGTTCGGCATTTGCTGTTTTCTTGAAAGCCATAAGTTTACTCTACTGTAGATAGCTGTAGTTGAAATTTTCCTGCTCTACACAGAAAATTTATGAACTGAGCGTAGGGCACGTTGCTCTTTGCCTTCTGACATTCCTTGCAACAAGAGACCACATTATCGGGTGTGTATCCCAAGTCGCTATCCTTGCGGTCAATCCCGTTATAGTGAAACTCACCAAAACTGGTATGTGTAGAATGCACGTTTGTTGGGGCTTGACCACAGTAGTGACAATTACCCGAGGTCAAGCAATCAAATAACTCTTCAGTCAGTAACCATGGGCGACCGGCTATATGGGCGTTTCGCTTATAGCGAGAGAGAATGGAGTTCCTTGATGACCTACCCGACTTCAAGGGCCTACCTCGATAGCAACCACAACTCTTGGTGTTCCCGTTCAACAATGCTGAACACCGAACTTGGGTGCTCTCACCACAATCACACCTACACAACCAGACCCCTTCTTTTCTTCCTGAGTCCTTGGTGATAACTACCCGGTGTACCGCAACCAATCTGCCAAACCTCTGTTCAGTTAAATCAACCGACGGTTTTCTTCCTTCTCTTGGCATCGACTTATCCTCCATACTAAGGATTGAATAGTCGAAAAATTAGTCATGACCTATATGGCAAAAAAGCATCCGCAAGCGAGACACTCAACCAAGCTACCATCCTCTTGATTCGTATTTTGCAATTTTTTTACGTCCTGACCATGGCACGCAGGGCAAGCCAGATTGACGCCTTCCTCAGTTTGCATGGCGGTTTTACTGGCATAAATGTCCTGCTTCTTGTATCTCGGGTAGCACGTGTTGCAGACGTTCCCCCGCTGGTCTTCAGTCATACAGCAGCAGTTACCCACCCACTTACCACAGTCCTGACACTGAACAGCGGAGTTACTCGCGTCACAGTGGTTGCTGATAAGGTCGCCGCAGTAGTCACAGGTGCCGTTGCTGTACTCTTCTTTGCAGTAGTTGCAAATCTCCCCGGTGGGGGTGATACCCGCCTTCTTGGCCTTGATGCCCATGCTCTTCATCAAGTCCTTGTCTTTGTCAGTGGTGCGAAACCGCTTCTTTGGTTTTGGTGGCAGCGACGATACCTCTTCTTCGGGGACTCCCGCCGCTTCCAATAGTTCAACATCATCCGGCTCGATGTACTTAACCAAATCCTGTAGCTCTGATAACTCACTGTAACTTATACGTTCAGCCCTAAGTTGACCTCTTAGGTATTCCAGACGGGCATGGGGTGACATTGATTCTTCTTCAAATTCTCTCTGCCCCGGCGACCACTTGGTGTCCCTGCCTATCGGCTTGCCGTACAAAGTACCAGCATCCGTCACATTCTCATCATCATCGTCATCCTCATCTTCGGCAGACCACGCTTTCTTATCAGAGGACAAAGTTTGCTTCAACAGTTCCTGTTGTGCAGTCGGTGCAACTGGTACTTGAGGTTGAGTTGGTGGGGGCGGCATTGTCGCATCCGCGTGCCCCGGCTCTGTCGGGGCGGCTGAAGGCTTGACACCTTCCATGACTTCATCCTGCGCTGTCTCATCTATGTGACGACGCATGTCATCACGAGGCGGGAGGGAAGTGGGAGTATCCTTGATGGGAATTGCAGCAAGGCGAATTTGTTCAGCGTAACGCTGGGTCTCATTAAGTGCGGAGGATTTCAACGCTTCAAGCACTTGACTCAACTGTTGCTGAGTGAGATTACCTGCCTCAGCAGGATTGTTTTGCGCCTCATCGTGAAGTTGCTGCGGGGTTTTGTTTACCGTCTGCACCGGAGGTACAGGATTCGGCGGTGGCGCTTGCGGATTCGGATTCGCTGCCGATGGTTTCGGGGCCGTGGGTGAACCCCCAAGAGGCATTCCAACACCGTAAGATTTTGTGCCAGACTGCTTGAGTTTAACAAGTTCTTCTTTCGTGAGTTGCTCTTGTTCCTCACCCTCGGCTTCCTGCTGCCCATTGTCTTCCTGAAGCTGTTGTGGAACATCAGCGACAATCACTTTACCTGAAGCAGTACGGCTCACTTCAAAATCATTTTCACTCTCTTTGAAGAAGGCGGCATCTTCAATAACAGACTCGACCGGGGGCTGGGGTTTGACAACTGTTTTAGTGAGACTATCAATGCTGCCGCCGTGGGAAACACAATCCCCACTTTCGCAAGCAACACATGCCTTTGAAGCAATCCTTGAAGCAACCATGGTGTTTCCTCTACTATAGATTCCGTTATATGAACTAGCTTCAACATCAATCCGACTAACATCGTCCTTGATGGGAAAGAGTTCAAAGAATTCATCCACTGTGTCGTCTACAGCCTCATCGCGCAACTCACCCGCTCCACCCACACAGCGGACGCGAAGCACATCGTCATCAAGAATGATGAACCCCTTCTCAGTCTCGTCGTAGTCTAAGTGATTCACAGAGCACATTGCGCTGTGTACACACGTACCACCGCCACTCGTAGCATAGTAGTTGAAAAGAATTGGGCCAGTTGACTTCGACCAAATCCACTTGAATCCCTTACCGGGGTTGTCTGCATTAACCCGATAACCCGTGGGATAATTTGTAGCAATCTTCTTACTTGCCAAGAGTCTGCCGGGGATTGAGTCGTTCAATGCCCCTTCTTCAATCTCAGTAGTGTTCGCCCCCGCATAATCCTTGCCATTCTGAGTAGTGTAATCAGGATCAGAGTGGTGCTGGTGTGTGGCGTAGTCCTCATCGCTAATCATCTCCAACAAAGCATCCAACGCAACTTTGTTTTTTAGAGACGCGAGATGGCAACCCTTCAGAAACACTTTGTAGCCGGGAAAGGCTTCTTTGAAGCCATTCAATACTTGCTTAGGAACGAAGTCGAGCCAGTCTGCCACTAGTGGGGCTGTCTGAATCTGAACGGTCTTATCCTTGCGGTCAACGAAAGCGTAACCACGATTGAGGTCGTCGTAGAGCCTGTTTGGGATGACTTCAGTATGAGACGTGCCCTTCCCATCTCCTTTACAGAAACGGTAGTGGTTGTTCGTCTGTCCTTCGATAAAGTAGAAGCCATAGCTGGGATGAAACACCCAGCAATAATCCTCCTCGTCACTGAGCACAGGCGCAACAGGGCGTCCATTCATAGCCACAAGGCTTTCAGGAATGGGGGCTTTCTTTGAGGGTTTGAGGAGAGGGCTCTTCGGGTTAGGCATTCACGACCTCATAGGTAGAGCCCCCGATTCGTCACCGGGGGCTCAGACCTTAGCTGATGCTATAGAGGAGCGAACGACCTGTCGTGTCACCAGTATTCAGACCGGAGTCAATGAACTCACCGTACACGCTGCCAGACACGTCAAAAATATCCGTAACCATGACCGTGCAGTTCTCGGTTACAGCCGCTGTTTCAATAGCATAACCAGTGTTGTAGCTCGACATCCAGCAACCCTCGTAAACAGTTGCGACCGCATACAAACCGGGGTTGCCTGTGTTGTTGAGACCGCCTTCATTCGGGATGTCAGCCAAAATCGCTTGACCGATGTTTGGGTCTTCAGATGCCAATTGACTAAAGACAATTTCTGTCTTTATGTCAAAGGGCCATTTGTGATGACGGATGGAGCGAACGGCACCGCTGACGCCAGCCTTGTAACCGAGAACCTGCATGAGGTTGGCAAGGTACAGACAAGTACGAGCAATGGTTAGCTGCATCGGCTCAGTCACGCCGGGGACGAGTTCGGCAACTTGGTCGCCGTAGCCGAGACCACGAATCGTTTCGACGTTCTTCGTCTCTGAAAGTTCAAAGGACGAGGTAACGCCAAGCTTCACGAACTTACCAACATCCACTACGTCGGTAAAGATTTTGAACCGCGAACTGATGACGCTCTCGGTTTGCGCCGAAGTGCCCTGTTGATAAATATCCTCGCTTGTTACTCACCTTGCGGCGGGGCTGGTCATTTCTATTCTGCCAGCCTCTCATAGTTCAATTTGCTATGAGGAGCAGACTATCGCATCACCTGTAACGGGTGTCTCTTCGTTTAGTCGTTCACGGTCCTTTTTCAGGTTCCGCCCTGTCAGCATCTCAGCTTTCCAAGTCAATTAGAAGAGATTTAATGTGGCCTAGCTATTAAGCCACCTTGTGCCATTTGGTTTATGCCTCCTGAACCGCATGAGCGGCTTCAATTGAAGAATTCAGTAGTGTTTCTTCATAAAAACACTGGTGTGGTTTTGGTTCGTTAAAATCAAAACCCCATCTCGAAGCGGCACCTTTTCTACCCAACCAAGCAATATATTCCGGGGTGCGATTAGCTGCCATTTTTCGTAGATTCCGCGCTGTCCCTTCAGTGGCTGGACGACCGCTTAATGTTTCTGATATTTGTTGCCGTTGCTTAAGTGGGATAGGTCGGTTCTTAAACCCTGAAGTTCGTTTACTAACCCAATCCGCAGATTGCTTCTTACCTTTTCTAACGGAAGACATTAACTCTTTAGTAGCTTGAGAATGCTTCCTCCCCGCCATGGAACTTCCCGCAACGGGGGCTATGTTGTACCCTGCCCGAACCGCGTCGAATGCATTGATAGCCAATTGCTCCTGCCAAAACAAGTCCAATCCTAACCCATAAGCAATCACTTCAAACTCAAAAGCGGATTCCCCATACTTGTCCCAAGCCCTTTGCAATTTTTGGTTATCGTGAGTGCCTTCTCGTAGCATCTTTAGGTGACGATACCATCTAGCCTTAATAGACTGGGCGCTCCCCACATACACTTTCCCATTCACAGTGTTCCGAATTAAATAAACTCCACAATCAAACCAAGCCACAATTATTCCTTGTGTGGGCTATCCAGTTCCCAACGTTCACAGTCACACTTAGTGCATTTGCCATCTTTGTGTTCATCCTTCTCATGTTCACAATTAGCGCACTTCCAGTAACCCTCTTCATCATCTTCAGCCGCCGCGAAGTTCAAACCAGCCAGAATCGAACTCTTCTTTCCTTTGTTCTTTTCCTTGACCTCGGTAGCCTGTTCTTCCGCTTCTTCCTGCATGTGCTGCTTGTTCAATACCTTAGCGGCCTCGCCCATCATATCGTATGCCCGATAGATGGCCTCAACAGCCTCGCGTACTGGGCGAGAGTCAAGAACTTCAGTGACCGGCTTGGCTTCAAAGTACAAACCCTTGAGTTCATTGCCTAGCCGTTCGACCAGCTTGAGGGCTTTACCGCTTGTCATGTCGCCAGCAGCAAACTTGCTAGGAAGTACAGTAGCGGGGCGGCTGATGCTGGTGTTGTCCTCCACCTTGCTGTGAGCCTCGGCGATTTCTGGAGTGCGACCGCCGTTCTCTTTCACATCACCTGTGTCACCATCATTGACAAACCAAGAACCACCCTGACCACTTGCAGCTTTCGCAGCCGCATTAAGAACCCGCAGAGCAGCGGATTTGTCATTATGAATCGACCACGCAGTTGCGTATGCCTTTTCTTTATCGCCGGGATATTCTTCCTTCAGCTTATGCATCAGTTCTTCACTGATGCCGGGAGGCGTAACAGCAACCTTGGGTTCAGCAGCCACGAGAACCAAACCACCGAAAGAAGCTGCCATTGGAAGAGGAGCCGCAGCAGCCGGAGGAGCACCAGCCGCTGGTGCAGCAGGAGCCTTTTCCTGTTCAACTTCAACGGGACGTTCCATGAGAGTTTCAGCGATGGCTGCAATGAAAGCCTGAGCAGCCTTGTCATTCATGAGGTCGTCAGAACCTGCGAGAGCCTTTTGCATCTTGGCGAGTGTATCGCTGGAAAGTTGATTGATGTCGGCCTCAGGTTTTGGAGTAGCGGCGGGGGCCGGAGCCTTAGTTGGAACTGGAACAGGAGCGGCCTTCTTTGTCCCGTAGAACAAATCATCATTCTTGGAAGCAAGACGAGGAACCTCTGCTAGTTCAGGTGCCTTTGGCTCTCCCTTCTCATCTCGGTCACTAACGAAGTCGATACTAGAAGCTAGAACCGGGGCTGTTTCCTGAGTTTCTGTTCCCGAATTTTTCATCTTGGCAATCATGTCCACATCCTGTTTGATTTTTTGAGCCATCTGCGGCATTACAGCATCGTCCAAGTAGTCATCCAACGTGGATGCTCCTTCTTGTTGCATCTCCATTGGAGACTTCTTGAGAATGCCCTCAAGAAAACTAATCACTTCGGAAAGTTGATCGAGCCGCTCATCATGAGCATTGGCGTTCACAAATTGCCCAACAAGAACATTAGCCTCTTGCACCGCTTGTTCAAGTGTTTGCTTAGAAACTAGCGTGGTCGCCTTTTTCGTTGGTTGCTGACGACGGGCAAATAATCTTGACGCCATAGTAGTCGCTTCTTTCTCTCCGAACTTAAACAGTCACATCCCCAATTGACGGAACCAGTATCTGAGCACGCAATGCTGCCATTGCATTCTGAATACGGGTAACAATCACTGCTTGCCAAGCCACCGCAGCCTCACTCGGGTTTGGAGTGATGCACGCCAGAGACCCTTGAATTGGAGCCGGTTGATTCGGCGGGCCAGAAGGAAGGGCAAGCATAAACTGCGCCGTCTGCGAAGAAAGCTGAGTTGTAATCCCTACATAGAGTTCAGAAGTGGGGAATTGAAACGTAAAATGTATGTTATTGGGGTCTGTAAACTGCCCAGCAATGTTTACCTGAGGATCACCGAAAGCAGCAATCAACGCCTTATCATTAGCGTCAGTCAAGTCGCCCACGAAGGACGGCTGAATGATGAGACTGATGATGCCATTCGCCTGAGTAATCACGGTATGCAATTTCATCTAAGACTCCAAAGTAGGTTGAGGGGTGAGCCATCCCACCCCTCAGTGTTTTACAGACTGGTTGTAACCGTGAAGGTCACGCTGATGTAAAGCAACGCGAACATCGGCATGAAGGTGACAGTCACATCAACCGTTGTTGGGTCACTCGGATCAGGTATGACAGCCAGATTATTGTACCCATTGATGATTTCGTTTGAAACCAGCGAACGGAGACGAGCGTTGCAAACGGCTGTGATGTCGTTCACGAGGCTGCTTACCAGCTTGCGACCAATGAACTGTTGCAGGTCAGCGCGGAACTGCTGACGAACATAGTCGGTGATGGTTGTGCAAGTCGGTTCCGACGTAATCGGGTTCGATGGGTCGGTGGACTTGTAGTGGCGAATGCTCAACGCACCGGAGTTGTCGGTGAGCAGAACAAGACCCTGTGAAGCCATCAGATTCATGGTTGCATCGTCGTAACGAATGAGGAGACGACTGAAGCCAACCAAATCCTGCAACGTGAGCGAGGTCGCCACGTCGTTGGCCGGGTTAACTTCCAAGCCAGCCATGGCCGCAGCCATGAACTCGCCAGACAATGCAAACTCCTGAGCTACGCCAGTTTGAGTGTTCGTAATCTGGAGACCGGCAACTGGGTTACCGATAGCAATCATACGAGCATTCCCCAAACCCGTTGCATTGGTGATGGCTTGAGTGGAAGTTGTGTACTGACTGTAGCCCACGAAACCAATCGCCTCACCCTTGTTGCGAACGTTAGCCTGAGTGATAAGCTGACGGCTCAAGAACTGGTGAACCGTTGGACTCGTGCTCAGAGGAACAATAACGTCAGCCTTCTTGGTGTAACCCGGCAGATTTACTGTCAAGGTCTGAATGGCCGCGATGAAATCATTGTCCGAAGCGGTGTTTTGTCCGGGCTGTTGAGGCACCTGAATGGCACCGAAGACATTGGCACCATTCTGTACCATGAGCGAGATACCCAAGGACAGGCGGTTAACCACGCTCGGCTGACCATAAGCCGTGTAAGCGTCAGCTTCATTGTCATAAAGCTGAAGAGCCATGTCGGCGGCGGTCTTCGCAACCGTGAAGGTCACGTAGTAGAATTCGCCAACACTCGGCTCATTGCCAGACTTGTTGTAGGTTGCCACGAGAGCCGTGTCACCAGTTGCCGCACCAAAGGTCGTAACCACGCTGGTGGTCAAACCGGGGATGGCAATCAGGTTGTTTGGCTGCGCTGTGCCAAACGGGATGTATGTTGAGCCCGTGTAGCGAACGCTGGTCTTGCTGGTCGTGTAGGTGAGAATGTCGCCCGGAGCGAAAGCATACTGAGGCGAAGGAAGCTGCGTGTAGCCAAAGCCCAAAGCATCAGCAGGGTTGACAATCGTAACCTTGAAACCAGTGGTCACGTCGATGTATGTTTGGTCGAGGTAGCCCACACCGTGAGAACCGCTGACGCCCAAAGAAGAAGTCACCGTGTAGCTGTGGGTGTATGGGGTTGAAACTGGTGCGGCACCGCCAGCCAGATTCAGAGGCGAAGCGATTGCAGCGTTGGTTGAGGAACCACCAACCGCCGTAATCACGCCACCATCTGTCGTGGTTGGAGGGTAGGTTGAAAATAGAGCAACAACCTGAGCCGTTGTACGAGTGGAGGATGACAGTGTGGTGATGTCCACGGTGATAGCGTCTCCAGTTACGGAGATGGCACTAACATCAGCCGAACCTACGCTAGTGAAAGCGATGGTTACGGAGTTGCCGCCAGTACCCGGAGTCGTTGCCGTGAAGATAATACCTTGAGTCGTCAACGAAGCCTGAACACCGGGTGTGGTTGTTGAGCCATCATTGTTGAACGTCAGAGTAACTGTCTCATCCGGGGCATCCGGTTCATCCCATGCATCCGCGAAAGCGTTGGGATAAACGATGCCGGTGTTTGCGAAGTTTGGAGCCGCAACTGTGTTGGTGCCATTGGCAACCACAGGAAGCACAAAACCAAGTTCGTTGGTGATGCTGTAAGTTCCCTGTCCAGACTGAGCCGGGTTGGCAACAGTCAAGGTGTAGGTGTGGTCGTTCAAAGTGTTACGGTAGTAGCTGGCGTAAACCTTAGTGCCAACCGCTGGGATGTTGTAAAGCGTAGCCTGAGCAGAAGCGCCTGACAAACGAGCGACCTGAACCGGACCAGACTGATAAGCAGTGTACGGGTTGGTACCGACAAACACCTGAATCAAGTTTGGATTGTCAGTTGCACGACCCAAACCGCTGCCATCTGTTGGCACATCGGGGAGGGTGAAGACCGCAGTGGTTCCGTTGCCATTACCGGCGTATTGCAGGTAGACGTGTTCGTCAACCAAGGTGGTTACAATGTCAGCCGGTCCGAATGGAGCCGTGTCGGCAGCGTTGGAGGTTCCCACTGTGGTTGTAGTTGAAGCGCCCCAGTTGATTGTGGGATTGCCGTTTGAATCCGTGCCCAATACATAGTCGATGTCCTGTATGTAATCAGCACGGTCAGGACCGAGACCAACCTCGACAATGCTGGCGACGTTACTGGCCGGAAGCAAGTCATAGGTGTTCTGATAAGTGTTGGTGTAGTATGTGATGGTCAGTGTGGAAGCAGTCGAAGGCACTGGGTTGGCAAGAGTCACCAAACCATTGGCACCATCAACAGCCGAGACTGTCACCGCAACACCGTTCAACTTCACGGTTACATTCGCGGGGCTCGTAGTTACAACTCCGCCGTTTGTACCGTCAACAATAGGAACATGCTGAACCTTGAACTGGGTGTTGGAGTTTGGACCTTCACCGCCAGCCAAGTTGGTAGCAGACATCACAGAGAGTGTGGCTGTTCCGAGTGGGGTTGTTGCCGTCAGGTATCCAGCCGAAAGGGTGAGGATACCAGCTTCGATAAGGTTGTAGAGGTCAACAACCGTACGAACAGTGCTATCCGCCTTGCGGATATTGATAGTGATGGCATTTGTGCCATAACCGCCCACAGCCAGTGTGTCAACAACACCCGGAGTTGGAGGAGAGAGCAGTGTTGAGTCGATGAACTTAACGCTGACTTCGTTGCCAACTGCGCCGGGGATAGTTGTAGAAATGGTCAAAAGTGTGCCGGAAAGCGGTGGAGAGAGTGGCGGGGAGAGCAGTTCAGGACCAGTGATTGCCAAGGAGGCAAAGGTTGGAACCTGAGGCAGCAAGTTTTCATTGCTGATGAGAGTGTCACCACGCAGGAAGTAGTAAGTCACTTCGAGATTGGAACCCGCTGGAGGAATATCCTGCAACAGGAATGCACCCGTTGCGCCATTCAGAGAAATCACGGTTGTCGGGACGCCATCTACTGTGACCTGAATTTGAGTGGGGTCAGTAGTTACCACTCCCGTGCCAGTGCTGTTAACCACAGGGAAATAGGTTGTAGTAAAGGCATTGGTCAGTCCCGTAACTTGGTCAGAGATGTTCTCATTGACTGCTTGAGGATCGGCCACAGCGGAGGAACCGCGAAACAGTTCCACGTTATCATAAGTGAAGGATTCCTGACCCTCACCGATGATGACAGGGATACGAGCAGAGCCGAATAGAGGCTGTCCGCCGCCCTCGATGACTACGTTTGTGTAAACTCCGGGTTGTGCATAAGAACCAAACAACGCCATGGTGATGCTCCAGTCTGAAATAGGACTTCAATTTGAGGAAACCAAAGTCCAAATTTTTCTTAGTTATTGACGAATAATCCCTACTCGTCTTTATTTACCGTGCTTTCAGGGACAGTCACTTCTTCCAAGCGTCCTCCCTTAATGGGCTGGTACTCGTTCCTTCCGGTGGCTTTCAAAGCCTGAGTACCCGCGTCCTTCCTAATCTTGTCCCGTGTTGCTTTACGTTCGTGAATCCGGCCCCATTTTTCTTCTGCATCTCGACCAATGAGCACATCCACACTAGCCTTATTGCTACTTTTTCCATGAACAATGGAAAAACCTTGAAACTTTTTCTTGGCTACCTTGCCACACATCGGGCATGGATAAGTCTCAGGAGCAGCACCAGTGAGATGTTCAACGCTAAACAGAATCCCACAACCACCATCACTCGACCAACACTGGTATTCATAGTCCTCGGTCGATTCTGGCTCTTCGTAAGTCAAAGCCTTTCCACAAACCGGGCACGGAGGAACTTCTTTGTCCCATTTCGTCCCGAAGGAAAGATGCTCGTGCTCAAAATTGCACGGTTCACAACGATATATCAATTTGGTAGGCATAGCCCCCTCCTTAAATCTTGTGCTTGCGAACAAAGTTCATGGACATACTCAATTGCGCTGCTATAGCAGGAAGCGAAAGTCCACTTGCATACAGACTTTTTACTCGGTCTCTCTTAGCTTGATATTTTTCCGCCATAGTTTTAGATTGATTAGGGTGTGGAATGAAATACGGGGTGAGGTCGCGCTTTAGAGCAGCAGCCTTCATACGTTCAAGAGTTTCAAGTGTGTTCTTACGCCCAACATTTTCTTGGTAGTTTCCCTTGGCTCGGCGAGTGGCTACTCGTTTGATTGCTATGTCTGGAGACTGATTAGGAATTAAATAGGCCCCCTTAGCTCGGCGAGTGGCTACTTGTTTTGCAATTGATTCAGGCGACCGTTTCTTCCCAACCCACCATGAAAGCCCATCGCCACCCGGTGTTAGGTTGTAACCCTTATCGTGGTTTGTAGAATCAAAAAGTTTGATGAACTCTTTTTCTCTTTCATTCAATTCAGCCTCAGTGGAAACCCTGCAAAGAGGTTCAATGGTGAACTGACTGACTCCGTACTTACGTATGGCTCTTTGTAGAATCCACTTTGCTCCACGCTTGGCTTCCCATACATGCTGACTCCACCGGGTGTTGAGATTCTGTTTAACTGTCTTCCCGATGTACACTTTGCCATTGATTTGATTCGTAATTTTGTAGATGAACACACATTTTACCCTATCTACATAAGAGATAGAAAGTTGCTTTATTTTATAAACTGTTGAAAAAAAAAGACTTCAGGCTACGAGTACCAACTAACGAACTGAAACCGAGTGTTGCCAAGTGCCGAGACCCGAGGAGTCAAATGTAGCTTGCCCTGAAAGTCGGGAGCGTATGCAGTGTCGGTGATTTCAAATGATGCCACGCGAGTCACCTTCGGAATGAAAACTTTCCAGTCAGCCGATGCTGAAATAGAAACGCTGTAGACAAACATGGGGGCTGTGCCGGAGTTGTCACGCTGTTGACCACGATAAGTGCGCCGGGCCTCAAAGATAGTGATGCCGTCTGCTTCCATATTCTCCCGACGCATAACCAAAAGCTGCTGTTTAAGCAACTCGCTTAAGTCAGAAGAGGTCTGAAGATCGTTGGAGCGGAAGTCCAAAGTGAAATCCAGATTTTCCTTGGAACCATACACTTCATAAGTCTCGGTCGTTGTGGGGCTTACGATGATAGCTGCTTGGTCATTAGCGACTACAGCATCCCCCATGGCAACAGCCAATCCGGGAAAGGCATCAACCTTTTGTTGAGTCACTGGGTCGAGAAGATATTGAAGTTTGCCTTGCAGGTCTGTGTATGTCTCCCAGTACCCATTGATGGCGAATTTCTTTCCTCGACATGTAGTCTGACCAGCCTCAATACGAACTTCCCAACGTACCCATTCGCCGGGTTTGAGAAGCTGAGGCAGAGTTACCGTGCCGTCCTTATTAACGGTTGCATTGTAGTAGTCGTTTTCAGTGGTGTGAATGAAAACTTGTCCCGGTGCCAAACTTTCATTCGGCTGGACGCCGACCTGAAGAATGTTTTCAGGATTGGTACCAGCAACAGTGCTGGGGTCAACTTTTTGGATGACTTGCGCTGTAATGGTACTGCCTGACGGGCTCCACTGGCTCAACTGAATGAAATCCCTGCCATAGAAAATCCAGTCAATCCCCTTTCGAAGCTGGTAATCATCTTGGTCAAATAAAGTGAAGGATACCCATGAACCGGGAATGTTCGCTACCTCCGGCCCACCCAGCGTGCTCTGAATGATGACTTCTGAATTCGACCGTTGATACCAATAGTCAGTCATCGGAACGAGAGGCGTGCTGTTAGAGTAGTAAAGTTGAAGAGTTTGTGTTGGAACAAGAAGAATGACATACTGTGAGAAACCCTCAATCGCGACCGAATCGCCCGTTGCCAAATCTTTGGCTGTAAGAGTAGTTCCGTCGATGCCTTCACGCAGGTAGGCGATTGAACCCACAGCATTGTAGTATTTACCCTCAACCCAACGAAACTTCTGGATCGTCAGGTCCACATCGTTGGTCTTCTCATCGACAGTGTTGACATTCAGGTAATAGACCCCCGCGACAGGTGTTGCTCCTGTGGCGTCAGTTTCCTTAATCCATTCGATGAATGTGCCTTCTTTGTTCTCAACCTTGGCGACGAGAGCGCGACCATATTGGTTGCACATGAAGTAGTCTGGAGAGAGGCGGTTTCCCGACGTGTTGACATCCCGGACGGTAATCTGCACATCCCGGTATTGAATCATGTTGTTAGATTGGAACGTGACTTCACCCAACGTGGAATTGAACCGGGGATTCCGTGAAACGGCGTCCCTGATTACACGCAAAAGATACCCGACAAGATTTGCACCAGTAAGGTCAATCACAGGATGAGTCCTCTAATATAGGGGGCGAATGTCTGGTTACCCGTCATCCCAATCGGGAATGTCCACAGTTGAACCCGCCAACGGGTGGGTACAATCGGCGAGAAACTGAATCTTCCCATTCTTAACAAAAACATGGCAGCGTCTTTCAAGACGCCACTCCTTGAACTCTTCAAGAGCATCTGGATTTGCTGGATACGTTACGAGGATAGAAGGAGTCACAGTTGGCTTCTCTAAATCCCCATTCCATTCCCAAACGGGGTGAGCCCCGGAAATACGAATCATGTGACCACATTCGCATCCGGGGCAGTTAAAAGCTACATGCTCCTCGTTCAAGCGGCAAAACTTCATTACCAGCCGCCAGTGAGGTCTGTCTTATGGTAGTCGGTGAGTTCATCACCAGCACCGTAACGCTCCGGCCCGTCAACAATCTTGACAGGCAGGGCACCATAGTCAACACCCGGAGGCGGCGGCGGTACAGTTTGTGTGACAGGCTCAATCCACTGATGAATCGAACGGCGAATGTCGTTGATAGAAACTATCGCATTGAGACGGGGGTACCAACGGTTTTCAATTTGAATCTCATCGGGGGCGGTGTAAGTGAGAATCCACCACTCGCTACCGTCGTGGGCTTGGAAGATGGCTCCGGGGATCATGTAGGCAAAGAAGATTTCGTCGCCCTCTACGGGCGACATTGGGTTGGGGAGAGCCATAGTTCCGGGGTTAGGTTGAAACTGTACAAATGTGGACACCCGTGTATCATCAGGGTCACCAATTATTGCTTGAAGATTCGAATCACTGTTGACCTGCTCATCCTCACATAGGACACGCGCCGTTTTTGCAAGAGTCTCAGCCAAAGAAACTGATGCTCTTTTATTTGGGTCGGCGGAAAGTTCCCCCTTCAATTCTTCAGGGGTTCCTTTTGCAAAGGACTGCCATTCACCCCCCTTAAAGATTTCAGTGTATAGCATTACTTGACCACTGTCATTGACATAAGAGGAAGGCTTACTGATACGAAATGTATCTCCGGGAAATGCACGCAAGCCAAATAAAGGAGGAAATTGGTTCATCGCCTCTGTGACCAATTCTTGTTGTTTTTGCAGGTTAATCATTTGACGCCTCCCTTAAGAGAATGAAAGTTAGATTTCCACCGTAATTTTGTAGCGCAGGACTTAGAGCAACAAACTTTATTCCTCTGTTTCAAGGGGACGGGAAATTCCACACTGCAAACTGGACATACCTTATACAAATCCTCAACCGCTACACCTAGCCTCTTCAAAGCATTGAGATGTTTAGTTGCCCCCATTCGGGCCTTAACTTCTTCAGAGTGTTTTTTACCAAAGTAGGGGTTGCTATTCCCAACAAACACCCTCCTCGAAGCATAAAGAGAGGCTATCTGTGCTTCTGTGAGAGAGGCAAAATACTGCTTTTTCTTTTGACTAATCAATCCCCTAGTCTCCGCCGAATGGTGCCTCCCGTAAAATGGATTGTTGCTCCCAGTGAAAACTTCTGACCTTCCATACGCCCAGTGTTTATTCCCGGAAGCACAACCCCCATCTCCGCCCTTGGTCAGGTTGTACCCCTTAGTCCGATTATCTGACTCATACTGAGCTATGTATCGCTTTTCAAGTTCAATTAACTGCTTTCTTGTGTTTGCGACACCCAAAACCGCAATATCAAAAGCATCAATTCCATATTTCCGAATAGCTGCATGGAAGTAATTTCGACCTGTAAGTGCATCTTTCTGATGACGCTGCCAACGGTAAGATACTGGACGGGTGGACTTTCCTATGTACACCTTGCCGTTGACTTTATTAGTCACCAAATAGATAGCCATCCGAGTATCTAAACTAAGTGGGGTAATGGGGTTTGGCATTTGAACCTCTCACTTAGATACTGAAAGTCAAGAAACTATTTGTTGATTATCTCATGATGCGTCCAAACGTCACCGTCCTACCAATTGGAATCTCTGCCTTGTTTTCCCACACAGCTTTACCCGGCTGAACACGAGCATCGTAAATTGGCTCCCCATCTCCCTTGAGATTGAGTGGGTCAACTCCCTGAAGCGGGTTCTCGGTGATAACTGGGTCAAACAGGGTGGGCAATCCTGTGTTAATGGGTATGAGATAACGAGTATCTCCCCACGGAAGTAGCTGAACTGTAAAGTCTTGCTGTAACATGATGCCTCTCGGCTGCTTGTAGGTCACCCCATGGAT